CCACCTCCGATGGATGCTGGTGGCGCACCTCCTCCGGGAGATATGCCTCCTCCACCTCCGATGGATGCTGGTGGCGCACCTCCTCCGGGAGATATGCCTCCTCCACCTCCGGGTGCTGTATCTGATGCACGTGTAAAGAAGATACAGGCAGCGTTCAATGTCCCTTCAAATAAAATGAAAGGACTAGGGGCATTATCCGATGAGCGTTTCAAACTTATCGAGGAAGCCATTGACGCCATCAGTGCTATACCAGAGGATGCGGCTGACTCTGCAACAGTTGAAGTAACATCTGAAAGTGCGGCTCCAGTTGAAGCTCCTAGTGAAGCACCGCCTGTTGAGAGTACACCACCTGATACATCAGGTGAAGAAGTCACAGAAGCGAGTGACGAAGAAGATTTAGGTGATGACGAATCTGATCTTGATGAGGGTTCGATAATCAATAAGACTCTTAGAGGTCTTAAATTATAAGCCCTGCGTGACAGGGAGCAAGGAGTCGTAACTTATGATAACTCAAAGTTACATTGATGGCCTGACACGTCAGGTCTTTATCCGGGACTACATACTCAATGGTATGTTCCCATGTCAGAGCGACATTGTTCGGTCTATCAGAACAAAAAAGAAAGAATGGACGTTTGCAGATCGATTTGAATATCGTATGTTGCTTGCAACTACGAATACTTCTGGTACTCTCAATAGCCAAGTATTCAATCGTGACGTGTCACTCCTCAAGCCAAATGAGCTTACTTATGGTATCTTTAGGGCTACCTATGGTACAGTATCAGACGGTTTTGATGTTGACATGACGGTCAATCTGGAAACGCAGAGTGCGAAAGCGTCTTTCATCAGCGATTATGCTATGAAGGTACACTCCATGAGGGTGAACGTAGCCAACTCTTTCAAAAACTTTGCGATCAATGGTCGGTTCGGTGTCGTACATCGTATATCTGCTGCTAACGTAGCCTCTACTGCTGGTATTGGTTCACAGGCTGCGGGTACTCCGTTTGTCCTTGATGTACCGATCAACGTGTTTGCTTCTGGTTTTAAGATGGGACGTTATCTCATTAAAACCAAAGAGGCAACTCCGTGGGGTGATGCAGATGTCAAAGAATTGTATATGATTCTTGACAATCAGCCGAAACGCTTGACGATTTGCCGTGTTGACGGATCTACTACAACTACATGGAACGCTGGTGAATTCCTTGAAGTGGCTGGCAACAGGGAAGTTGCGGCTGGTGGTAATTTTGCATGGAACGGCCCGGTATGGGATGGCTCTGGCTCATATTCCAGTGGTGCTGATGCGGTTACTGGTGCTATGGAAGGTCTTGCTGATATGTTCCCGTGGCATGCTGACACAGCGAACAACAGGCTTGGCTTGAATCTTCCGTTCCGGGATCAACCGAATCGGTTGCGATTCAGTACTGAACAGGCTGGTGGTTTCTATGTACGGCAGACTGGTGAGTCTATCATTGACGCAATCATGGCTGCTGTTGCGATGACTGCTGCTACTGTACCACATGCTGAAATTGGTGTATGGATGAATCCAGATACCATGATTGGTATGTCGTATCAGGAGTCGGATTCTGTTCGTCTGATCAAAGAGCTTGCACAAGCTAGTCCTCTTGTATTCCAGAGGGGTGTAACTTCTCATACATATTCAATCGGATCGAAAATTATCCCGAATACGTTGACCGATCATAACCTCCCCACGAACATTATCATCGTTGGGCCGAGGGAAGATTTGGCATACAATTCATGGGATAATTCGATGTTCAAGATCGATGAATATATCCATGAAATATGGGCGAAACAAGAGCCTCCGAAACCAGAGGACATAAGTGTACCGAATGATTTCGTTGCGAAACTGGATCTCGCAAACAGGATCACTTATGGTGCGCCGATATTGCAGGACGGTAAATCTTATCTAGGATTTAGACATCCGAGCAATAAACTCCCCATCGCTTTCCATGAGATGGGTGCGTTGTTTACCGAGGTCCCGTATGCTTACACAGTGATCAATCTTAGGAATGAGATTATCAATCCTGCGGAAGCAGCGAATTGGACTAATTAAGAGGTGACGTGTGGCGAATGAGACTCGTTATAGAAACATACAACGATACTTGGAAGAACGAGACACCATCGCCACACAACCTTTTATTAGAGGTGGTAAGAAACATTTAACGCAAGATGTTGAGACCGGGTATACGGTAGAGGAGCCGATGGGCAAAGATAGTGTCTTTGGACACTTACCTAAGTCAATGCGGCCTACCAATAAAATACCTATGACATTTCAAAATAAGGCAGTTAGTGAATCATCGTCAGATGATTTTTTGCAATGGCGTGGACTAGAGGATGATAAGTTATTTACAGAAGTAATTGATGAGAGTATGCTCAAATCTAAAATGGTCAGTAAAATTGAGTATGCACCATCACGATTAGTGATGAGGGTTAAGTTTGAGAATAAAGGTTCAGTGGTGCTATATGACCATGTACCAGCCAACGTATTTTTTGAATTAAAAAATTCAGTTATATTAAGTGGCGGTAAAGTAGGCGAGCGTTTTTGGGACGTGGTGCGTATCTATACAAGACCGAATCTTGTACGATACGGTAGTAAATATCCGTATACAACATTACATTACGGGTATGAACCGGGGATGCGCCGAGGTGCTACAGGTGTGGATTATTCGTCTGGTAAGAGCCAGCAGTATAAGCCTACCGTTGAGAATGGTAAAGTAACGGTTACAGGTAAAGCAAAGCGTAACCGTGCAGATATACAAGCTCTTATAGATGCGCAGAAATCTGGTATTCTAAAAAGAGATGGTAGTATTAGTGCAATGACAAAGAAAGAATTAGCGAGTTTAATAGGTGGAGAATCCGAAGCTACATCTTCTAAACCAAAAAAGTTTAGTCAAATGGGAGCAAAGAAAGCTCCTAAGAATTGGTTACAAGGAGAGTAAACAATGCCTTACATGACACCTTTCAAAGAACGTGCAGCACGTAAAGATGCAATGTACGAGGTTATAATGAATGATCTGATTAAACTAGGGATTATCAATAGTCCCCAAGTTAAGACAGCGAAAGACATTATAAGGATCATCGAAACTACAGAGGTAACACCTCAAGAAAATGTAATAGAACAAGCTACTGCATAGGAGGAAATGCTATGCTCGGAGTCAAGACGTTGAATTGGGATCAGGCTACAGAAGAATTAGGTGTACTGATCAGAGATCGGAAGAAAGGATCACAGCATAATAGCGTACAGTCTGTAGTTAAACAGTTGGTACGTCTTGCAAGAATGGGACTTGCAGAACCGGGTGAACCAGAGGAGCCAGAAGAACCGGGTGACGGTGGTGGTGAAGGTGGTGATCCAGAGGGCGGTGATCCCGAAGGCACAGGTGAACCAGACGAAGAAGGAACCTGATGGATGACAAGATTATTGGTGCTGCCCTGATCGAATTAGCGGATCTTGCTAATTGTGTGTCAGGTGATTTTCATACCCTACATCTAAACGTACACGGTATAGAGTTTGACTCTATACACAGTGTACTAAAGACGTATTATGAGGAAGCGGCAGATGATTATGATGAGCTTGCAGAGAAAGCCCGTATGTTCGATATACTTGTACCGAATAAGAATGGTTCGGCGACAAGGATTGGATATGGATCTATTGATGAAATGTTATTTACGAGATCAGAATGTGTAGGTCTGATCCAGACTGCTATGATACACCTTACTGAAACGTATTTACAAGTGTATCAGCAGTTAAACAAGATTGATACCTGTATTAAAAGTGTAGGTATTTCTAATTTCCTACAAACTAGGATTGAGTATTGGTCTAAGGAGCTATGCTTCTTTAATAATAGTCGGGCAGATGTGGGGGAATAGATGAGTACGTTTACAAAATGGAACGGCCCGGATGAAGAAGGCAATTTAAGTATTCAGCGTGATTTGAATGATGTCAAAGATCGTATGGCACAACTTGAATTGCAGCTTCAATCCAAAATGGATGCTATACATACAAATAGTACGCTTGCTGGAAATGGCACTCCTCAAAATCCATTGAAGATACAACGAGTACATACCGATGGCGTTACCATTGGTGGCAATGGTGCTTCCCCTCATATGAACGATCTTATTTCCTTACGGCAAGTATTTACCGATCATACCATGAGAGGTAAAGGTATAGCGGGAGATCCATTATCTGTTATTCCAAGTGAAACTACGCTTGTCCGTACTGATAACACCCTTAAAGGTGAAGGCACATCATCCAACCCGCTAGGATTAGCTGGCACTGATACATATTTAGATGGCTCTACAAACCGTAAGCCATTGTTAAATCGTGGATTGCGCAATGGGCGGCGGGTGCTTGATGTAGGTAATCCGTCTGTTCGTGTGGTATTAGACTCACGTGAACGTCCTTTAGTCATAGATAATTCCATTAGTAATTTAGCGCATCGTGAACGGCGCATTGCATATACCAGTGATATTATTCGTAAATTATCATGGCAGGATCGTGTAACAGTAATCTTTGAAAATCTTGAAGATGTTGCTACTTCGATTGATCCGGGCCAAAAAGTTGTCATTGATACAGTAGTGGGTAATGAAGTTATACCGTATTACTTTATGACTGGCGATACTGCATTAGTCATGGAAAATGCACGGCTCTATACTTTTGATCAAGAACAAGGTGTATGGAATGATCAGGGTATACAATTACAGCCCATTCCCGGTCAAACAGCTTTCGTATGGTTTGGCTATGCGAAAGCCTACGGTGAAGAAAGATATAATCGTAACTTTGTATTATGGACTCCGAAGGAAGATCAGAAATGGCATATAGCGGACGCTATAGCAGGGCCACGAGGCGCACAGGGTGATCCGGGTATTGGATTCAAAATCATTGGTATATATAGTACAATAGACGAGGCTCCACAAGGTAACGCTGGTGAGAGCGTGATTGTGGATAGCAACCTATTTGTATGGGTTGTGGCATCAGGTTCTAATCCTGCGCATTGGGAATTGGCAGGGCCGATTGGTGTAACCCCACATATCGGGCCGAATGGTAATTGGTTTATAGGCGGTGTGGATCAGGGTATGCCCTCACAGGGTATTACACCGCACATTGAAAATAATAACTGGTACTTTGGCGATGTTGATACAGGTGTTCGTGCAGAGGGTATTGATGGTCTTACGCCTCATATTGAAGTAGATACATTACCAATAAATAAATCGCTGTTAGACTTGATGCATGTTGGGTTAGATGTGAGAGGCGGTAAAATGGTTATTATCGCTAAGGATGATGACTATAAGCCTATTATTGATTTTGATCCTGCGGACTTACATAATGAGATTGTATCTATAGTTGGAGTTGGTCAGAAGGATATACTATTGATCACTTCAAAAAATTCATTAGGTGAGGACGTAGTTGTACTTCGTGGTACAATAAAATCTCCTTGGGGTTCTGATAGTGAAATTGTTGTAACTAATCCGGCTTTTGGCTTGTCTACACTCAAGTTCCAATGGATATATAATACTATTAGTGGAGTAGATCTTGACTATAATTCTATGTTTACATTTGATGATTCTAATACATATTATGCAGATCCTTTATCCACAGTAATTACGCATATTGACTATGAAAGCCACCCTATGCTAGATAAATTATTCGCTTATATTATTTTCGCATATAGCGGTGTAGAGGCAAAATACTGGTTTATTGGTGATGTCAATACTGGTGTTAAAGCCGAAGGTATTGACGGTGATACACCATATATTGATGGCGGTCATTGGTTTATAGGCGGTGTAAACACTGGTGTTAAAGCCGAAGGTATTGATGGCGAGGACGGTGAGGACGGAAAAGATGGGGTATCCCCGCATATTGGGCCGAATAATAACTGGTGGATAGGTGATTTCGATACTGGTGTAACCGTTGGTAGTGGTGGTTTGAATCCTGATAATTTTGTACCTCGTGAGTCTATATACACACATGTTAATGAGGGTAAAGGTGTCACCCAAGTTAATAACACAGACGATCAAGTCTCGTTAATTCATAAAATTGATTTTGAATATGGCCCGATAACATACCATGAAAATAAAGTCGAAGTAAATGAGTCGTCAGTTGATATACAGTCGTTAACTAAAGATGATTCGGATGTTGTTGAGATTTCGTCAGTACATGTAAGCCCAAAAGGTATTGCTGCTTATTCTGATCATGAGGATGGATTTACATTTAATGATAAAAAGGTATTGGTTGAAGGCGATATAGAAGTTGGTGCTGGTGTCCATTATGAATACACCGATGTTGAATCTATGCGTATCGATTGGGCTACATTCAAAGATGGTGACATAATTTCAATCCCACAGGTTAGGACTATTGAGCATCCGGCACAAAATGGCGAAATTATTTTCTTGGATGATATTGGCGCATTACCTATAGTTAAATTATGTTCCGATAATGATACATTACTTATGGCTTTATCTAGTACTGGGGCATTGTTACTATCTGTTGATGGGAAACATTGGATTCCAAGTTATATTAGTGATCCTTCGGCTACTGATAAATGGACATCTATCTGTTACGGTAATGGTAAATATGTAGCAGTTAATGCGGGTGATGATCCGCAAGGATATGTAGCATATTCTACTGACGGTATTGATTGGTATTATGTAGATCCTGATCCATTACTTGAGCATCCGTGGCAAGCTATATGTTATGGTAATGGAATGTTTGTGGCGGTATCCCTTGATGGCAGTATTATGTATTCTACTAACGCTGAAACTTGGACGGTGACAGAAGTATTTGATCATGAGACGGATGTTTGGCTTCATATAGCATATGGGGACGGTGTATTCATAGCTACTGCTATGAGTGATATACCTCAAATTATAAGATCAGAAGATGGTATTAATTGGAATGTTATAGATGTTCCTAGTGGTTCCGTATGTCGTAAAATTAACTATGGTGATGGCGTATGGGTCATCATATCTAAAGGTGTGATCACACCCAGTGACCATCTTATTATGTCTACTGATTCTGGTTTAACTTGGGTAAATGTATTATCGTCATCCGTAGAGGGTACGTGGGAACATATTAGTTATGATGGTGGAAGATTTGTAGGGCTTCTTCATAATCCTATTGAAAGTTTGTATAAGTTAGTATACTCATTAGATCATGGGAATATATGGATACCTCTCCTTGAGTTGAATAATGGTGTTAATACGAGTCAATGGCAAAGTTTGCAGTATTTCAAAGATAATATATTTATTGCATCGTCTTATGGAGGATCATTAGGCACACCTCAAGTAATGGCATATATTGATGCTACGTACACTCCACCACAAATAGAAAAAATTGTTTCTAAAGATGTTGAGTGTTATATTCGTACGGGCTCTGATCCTTTGACCGATTATCAAATTATATCGGGTGGTGCTAAAGTTCATTTGGGATATACCGATGAGCAAATTGTAAAAGATGATTGGGATAAGTTTAAGATTGGAGATGTAATCCCTGTATCACTTCCACGGACTACGGTAACTCGTAGGTACGTATACCATGAGGCGGAGTTAAATGACATGACCTTTTTATCATCTGGTGTATCTGCTACATGGAGAGCCGTCTGCTTTAGTTATAATGGAACATGGGATACTAGAGGTATGATAAAGGCTGTACGAACAAATTCATCTGACTATATGAATGTATTAGAGATAACTCATAATCCAGATCTCATATCTAATCCTGATTATGTAGCTCTTAAACCTCTTGAGAATAGTGGTTGGAATTCAATATGTTCAGGTCGTTTTCCATCAAATGATATAACTATAGCCTCTACTGGACTTGGTTCATTTCCCGGACAGTCTTATAGAAGTTTCGCATACTCACGTGGTGGAGGTGGATGGCTTACAAGTGAAACTAATAATGCGGCTATCTATAATGCACTATGGATTGTTTGTTATGGTAGTGCTGGTACTGGTATATTCGTGGCGATTGCAAGAGGAACAGGGGCTATATTTACATCTGTAGATGGAGAAACATGGACTTCTCGTACATCATCTACTACTACCACTAACGGTTGGAATTCAATCTGTTGGAGTCAAGCAAGACAATTATTTGTTGCGGTGTCATCTCCTTTGCCCGGTGTAGGTACGCCTACATATTATGTTAAGACATCACCTGATGGAATTACATGGACAAATAGAACGAGTATAATAGGACATTGGAATAAAGTACAGTATATTGATATACTAGGTTTATTTGTAGCGATTGCAGAAGCTGGTTCAGCATATCCTCTGATAATGGTATCTATTGATGGTATTAATTGGTCTTACGGTATGCCTTCTAAAGAGATAGACTATAGATCATTTTGTTATGGCAATGGATTATTTGTATTCGTTAAATCTAATTATAATGAAAAAGTATATCTATGTATATCTTCTGACCTTGAAACATGGACTGATGTACCGATTCCACTCGCTACTTCATCTGGTATTGCGATTGTTGGATATGATGAGGTTGCTAAACAATTTGTTATATTAGCTGGTGGAAGTTTGTCAGGCACTACTGATAATATATTAAGGACATCTGCACAATTTACGCCAGCGTGGACAGAAACTATTATTGAAACACATATAGAAAAATCGAATGAGATTGATAAGATGTATGTTAAAACAGGTGATGATTCATCCGAAGATTATCAGGTGTTAATCCCACAAACAAGGACACATATTGTTAATGATATGTTAACTGTAAGCGATAATTGGAAAAACTATAATATCGGGGATCTTATACTGATACCTACAGGATCAGAGGAGTAATATATTTATGGAACGTACACATGTATTTGTAAAACACGGCGAAAACCCGGAAGATATGTCTCAATTAGTATCTAATGATGTCTATAGGGCTATACCTAACTATGCTGAATATCATAAGCAAAACAAAATAACAGCGAATAATGGATCATGGAAAGTTGAGCATGATGGATTTGTACGTTGCAGCATTAGTGGTGCTGCTGTTGGTAATACATGTATAGTCAAGAAGAATGATATTATTGTATATACAGGTATAACAACAGTGGCGGCTGGTTGGACACAAGAGACATTAGTACCTGTCCAAGTTAATGATATTATTACGTTATCTACTAATGGCGCACCCGCTCCGGCAGATTGGACTCGTGATCCTTTCGTCACTAATGCAACTGCTAATAACTTGAAATGGTCTGGTTGTTATTTTGTTCCGATCAAATGGGTGAATGATGTTACGGGCTTACCTGCATATAAGATACCAGAAGCATTGATGATGAGACCTCCTGATTATACAAACATGGAGAGTGTAAATCGGATTAATGGTACTAATGGTGGATCATGGACAGTTGAAAAGAATGGGTATGTAGCAGTATTGGTATCTTTATCATCCAATGTATTTATATATGCGTCCATACTTATTAATGGGAAATTGATGGCTTCTTCTATTATGGACAATCTAAATCAACTTATAGATATAAGCACTATTATGCCAGTTAAAAAGGATGATGTAGTGTCTATTACAGTTGGTTATACAGGAGGTTCTGGAACGATTCTTACTAGAATAATTGGTTGTTATTTTATACCTATGATACCAAATCCATATGCGTTCTTGGAGAAGATGCCGCCTATTATTATTCAATCTACCGATCCCGGTGTCAATTCACCTTTAACAACGGGTACACTTTTATTTGTATATGAGGACGATTAGTGCATGCCTATTTTAATTGGCGAGGACAATTTCACAAAACATGTTTCTCGTATATATGCAAACATTCACGATAAAGCTAAACGAATATCTAATGTGTACGTTGGTGTAGATAATAAAGCAAAAAGAATAGCTCCTCTTAATAGCGTTATGTTTGATATTGGTAATCATTATTGGACAGTACCTTTGGGTATTTCTAATATATGGATTACTGCTATAGGTGGAGGAGGGGGTGGTGGATCTGGCGGTGGTGAAGGCAGCTCATACTATGGTGGTGGAGGCGGTGCTGGTGGCAGTTCTGGCTCATGGGTATTTAGAAAGTTATATCATTTTGAGCCGGGGCAGCAACTCTCAATGAGAGTTGGATTTGGTGGTAGAGGCGGCGTTCATCCGGGAGGATCTGGTAATGGAACAGGTGGATCAAATGGTGGATATACGTCCATTGATTTAATCCAACAGAATGGGCCAATGTATGATGAAATCCTTATCCTTGCTCTTGATGGTGGCGGCGGTGGTAATCCCGGCCTCGTTAATGTGAATAGTAATTGGGCTGCACCTAATAGGATAGAAGGTGGAAGTAGTTTTATACCAAATTTACCAAGTGTAGACTCTAGTACAGGTGGTTCATTATTAGGTGGGCATGGTGGGCCAAGACGTAATAATTTCATCTATAATAATGCGTTTAATCTAAATCCAGCCCTGCAGCTATATGGAGATAACGGGGAGTATTATCTCGATCCATTAAATGAGCATATACTAGCAAGTGATGGTCTTGTTGTAGGTAAAGGTGGAATGTGCGGGTATGATTACGGAGGTAATAGGGGTAGTGGTGGAGGCGGGGGTGGTGGAGGGATGAGTCCTGTCACTATTCTGCGTTGGTTTTATGATATTAACAAATGGGGTAATAAAGATCGTAGTTTAGTGATAGCCGATTTTCCAAGAGCTGGTGATGGTAATAGGGGTACTGACGCTGGCCCTAGTCATGGTGCGCAAATGTCACCGGGGTTTCCAGCAGATAAGGAGTGTTGGGGAGCGGGGGGCGGTGGTGCTGGTGGTTCAGGTGGACGTAGTGCTTCTGGAACGAATACAGGATCTAATGGTGGTGATGGGGCTGATGGTGTGATCATATTTGAATGGATAGGTGTACCGATATAAGGATAGCGATGTGTCTATTTTAACTGGCAATGATGTTAACTTATCTAAAAAGATTTCCCGTATATATGCAAATGTCCATGATAAAGCAAAGACTGTTGTAAAAGCATATGTAGGTGTAGATAATAAAGCAAAGTCGATATTCCCATTACATAAACTAGAATGGGTTGTACCCGATAGTTATGAATGGATCGTTCCATCAAATGTAACCAAAATTAGAGTTGTGGCATCTGCTGGCGGCGGCGCTGGTGGACGTGGTGGTACAGGGGGTGGCACTGGGGGAGATACCACAGGTGGATCTGGAGGTGCTGGAGGTGGTGGCGGTGGGTATGTTGATACTATATTAGATGTCATCCCAAATCAAACTATATTTATTAAAGTTGGCGCAGGGGGTAGATTTGATAACTTATATTCTTATCCCGGTGATCCTACATATCTAAGTTATCAAACTGGTTATCCTTATCTTACTTTTTTATTTGGTGGAGAACCGGGTGGTAATGGCGGTAATGGTGGCAGCACGAATCCTTCTGGCGGATCTTATGGTGGTGCGGGTGGTGGTGATGGTGAATACTCGTCTGCGGGGCGTGGTGGTAATAGTGGTGGCGGGGGTAAGTATTCTACTTCTGGTGGGTCAAATTATATTGGTGGGGATGGTGAGAACGGATTTTCTATTGGTCTAACAACAATGGGAGGGCAAGCTGGTGGAGGTGGACAAGTATATATAGATAGTGGTGTATCAGACGCACGTGGTAGTGGTGGAGGTGGTGGAGGTGGTGGCTCGTGTAGTGCAAAGTTTAATGATGCATTTGGTGTATTTGGTATACCGGGGAATGGTGGACGTTGTGGGCTAAGGGCGCAAATGGGTTGGCCTTTTCAAATAGATGGTAGTAATGGTACAGATGGATATAGAGGTGCAGGAGGCGGTGGTGGCGGTGGTGGTGGAGGTAGAGGTGGTATAGGTGGACATGGCGGATATGGAGGTAATGGATATGTGCGTATTGAATGGTGGTAAATCATTCTGTATATAAATGTCAACCAGTCAGGAGGAGGACAATGTGTCTAAAAAAATCATGGCTTTTGTGTGCGGTATTATTGTGCTTGTTATTGCTTGTATCACAAGCTGCACCACAACAGGAACAGTCGGATCAGCGTCAGATATTGTCAATGTTAGCAGAACAGGCTACATTGCAGTTGGACGAATTGAACAAATCAATAGCGATCTTGAAAGAATCCAATCAAGATTTGGAAGTGAATTGGAAGTCATCACGGGAACAGTTCACGATCTTGGAACAACAATTCACAGACTCGTTGAATTTGCTAACGGATTACTCAACGAAATTGATCAACTTAGAGATACAATTAGCACGCTCACAGAAAATCCAGAATACATTGTGGACTATCTTGATCGTGTGGACATCATTGAAGATAATAATGTTGATATTAGGCGTCATCCCTAAGACAAAATGGATCTTTAATCTATGTCCGAAATGGGTACATACACTTTTATAGTGAGGTAATAATATGAGGCAAGGTATTCAAGATGATTTTCCAGATTCTATGCTGCAAGAATACGGGTGTTATTTTTTCTGCTTGCTTGAATGGTCAGAGCGTATTACCGATGAGCCTGTGATGGATCGTGAAATAATACCAATCTTTGATTATTGTTTATCGAAGGGATGGATAGAGGAAGATTGCTTCATTATCAATCCTGTTGCGATACTTAATCATTGTATTGGACGGAATGTATTCAGATCAGTATGTAAATCAGGGGAGATGCCGAAAGAAGGTATATGCGTAGTTTATATTAAACGTCCGGGGCATGGGCATTTCGTCTTAGAAGAAGATGGTGAGAGGTGGGATTCAATGAATCCTAACCGCCCTGCGGCGGCGTTGTATTCGGTAGACAGCTACCGTTTGTTTAGTTAATCCCATCTGTTTCGTTACTCCGCAGATGTGATGAACCCTCCCCCATAGCGGGGAGGGTATTTTTTGCGTCATCTATACCTAATAAGCACTCGTACATATCACGATTATCAAAGTCATCAGGTTGACCATCTTTAACCCATTGAGTCATAACCGCTTTAGCTAGAGCCTTTAGGTTCTCCCTCTCCATCATTTTGTGATTCCATATTCATGTTTAGTTCAGGCTGCTCGTATTCTGTTTCAGAGATATAGACGTATGGAAATCCATTGATCCGTGATTCTGTCCCATCGGAGAATCGCACAACACAATCAGGTGAGGCTTCTTCAAACGTAACGATGTCTGTTACTGTACCATCATTGGCTCCCCAACCATACGATGTTTGCCCTGTAATGAATGTGTGTGGCCCGTCTGGAAAATAGATTGTAATTCCTGCCGCCATATCAATCCCCTCCCTCTAGCGATTTAAGATAGATCTCAATAACTTTGTCGTCCATGATAATTTCTTTCTCCTTCAATAACATACTGTCATAGAAAATAAAATCCCTGCCGTCCTCTGTGACTGCTTGATAGCAGTATATATCTGTACCCCGTGCGGGGGAAGATCCTATATGACGCAACTTCACATACATTAGAATGTAATATCTTCGGGTATTTCATCGTGCATTGGTGGATTATCAGTATGTGACGGGGTGGTAGTTTCTTTCTTACCGCCTAGTAGTTTAACACTCATAGTGGTTAATTCCCAATCATGGTGTTTAGTACCATCTTTGCCCGTCCAATCATTTGCTGTTAATTCACCAGAGAATCCAACCAACTGGCCTTTCAGCATATACTTGGTTAATGCCTCTGCCCCTTTACCAATGAGCTTACAATTAAAGTAACTCACCTTGGCGTAATTCCCATACCCTGTGTTGTTTGCTATACTGAATGATAGAAACGCTGTCCCGCTTGGGAATGTTTTTAATTCTGCGTCCCGTACCAATCGTCCCGTTAATACCATACAATTTACATCAGCCATTTTCTTCCTTCTCCTCTTTATTATATTCAAGCATAAACTCTCGCATACGCTCAATGATACAAATGTCCTTATCTGTTAAATCTTTGAATGTCATATTTGATTCATTAGGAACATTACCTACTAGGTAATCCACTGTTACACATAATGCAATAGCCAGCGCATAAAGATTAACCACTGTAGGCTCTCTATCTGCGCTCTCAAACTTGCATACACTTGATGCTTGTAGACCCGCTTTACGTCCTAACTGTTCTTGCGTAAGGTTACGTGCGAGTCGTGCTATTTTTAACCGCCGTGCAAAGACCTCTCGTGAGAAGCCCTTCTGATTACGTGCTGTGGATACAGACATATATCACCTCGCAGCGATAGATGTCTTGCCCATAGCTGCTAGCATCATCCATGCTGTACCAGCCGATACATAATGAACACATGCCGCACATGTTCCATGTCCGAGTCCATGTTCAAAGCACTCATTCTTTTCGTTGCTCTGCATGTCATAGCAACGATTCACCTTTTCAAGAGCTTCCTGTAATGTGATTGCATTTGGTTTATTCATCTTCTACTCCTTAATATCCTGTGATAAATGTAGCATATACATCAGCCGTATATAAACATAACACTTCTGGATATGCCTCTATCGCCTGATAGTATTGCTTTTTTGCTATATATTGATCAGGCGGCCCCATATGGTAGGCCACCGCCATAGCCCATGCCTCATGTTCAAACTCGTAATACTTTTCAATACGGCGTAATGATTCTGCTCCATGATCAATTTGTATCTGTGTCACATCAACTTCATAGCCGGGATATGACTCCCACCTACCGTTTTTATCCTTACGCCATTTCTGTACTTCTCTATACAGATTACATTTCACAACGTCATGGAATAACGCCGCCACTAATCCGTCCCGGTCATACGCATCTGTACCCCGGCCTACTTCTGGCGGCAATAAATGTTGCGTATGTTCTTTCAAAGCATCCCATACTGCCAATGAATGTTTTACTAAACCAAATGGTTCAGCACCGTGGTATTGCGTTGACGCTGGTGCTTTGAAGTAGTCAGTGCTACAAACCCAGTTCCATAACTCATCTAACTGTTGCTTATGCACTGATAATGTTTCATAAACCATTTCCTTATACTCATTCTCTGTATGAGGTTCCAATAGCCATTTACTTAACATATTTCATTAACTCCTCTTTTTCATCTTTAAGACGTTTCACTTTTGTACCATCAACTTGATTCATACTGTATCGAAATGACGTGTACTTCCGATACTTCTTAGGCCATAGGGCAAGTGGCATTTTGAATGTTTTTGTTTTCATACAATTATTTCTCCATGTGGGTTATATACTGGATCATAGTTTTGCAATGATCTCTTGTGTTGCTGTTCTGCGGCTTGGTATCCTAACTTAAACCAATCTTCTATGGTCATACTCTTACGTTTCTCTGGTGATAACGTATGCGTATATTTTTCAAATTCAAACTTCCAACTCAATGTGCGCCTCCATCTTATTCATTTCTTTTTGCTCTCGCTCTTTATACAAGCATAGGCTACATTTTACTTGTTTGATCTCATCTATATACTCATGCCCATTAGCACGTAGTTGTTCTACCCCTTCCTCATATGTCTTACAGATCGCCACTAATGCGGAATTACACATACTGCACCAGAAGATCCATGTATTCATACAGCCTCTTGTAATTGTACCCATTGCTGATTATCTACATTCGCCCAATCTGGCCCTACTTCTGCGTCAATGTTGATAGGTATTTTTAATCCCTTGCAACAGTTAGACATTAGTTGCTCAAACTCTCGTGCTGCTTCTACAGCCTCTTTAGTGCGTGGTATAGAGAATACATTCTCATCATGCACGGTTAGATGGAGGTTGAGTACGTTGAATACTCCAGCGTTCCATCCATCTCTAAGCCCCATTTTAAGCACGTCAGCAGCGGAGCCTTGAATGAGATAGTTGACAATAGCATAGTCCCTGCCGTCCGGTGGTAGACGGTGTATACGTCCACCTACACTTCTGATACTTCCATACTGCCTTGCTAATACCTGTATGCTATTTACAGTAGGACGTATGAATGTCATCCTTCGCATATATTCATTATAATACTTCTCGGTGTATTGATCTGTTGTCATGCCTACGGCTCGTGCTGCCTTGCGTACTTCCAATGCAAACTTCTTTTTGAATCCATTCAAACCCATACCATATATCATACCAAAGTTAAAGTTCTTAACAACCTTACGTGCGTCAGGGAAATCCCATCCGAGCATGGATTGTACTAACTTGTGGTAGTCCGCTCCTTGGCGTATGTTCTCACGTAACGCTTCACTTCCGGGGCCGATTGCAAAGTGCGCAAGGAGTCTATACTCAATCTGCTTATAGTCAAAGCTTCCAAGTAAGCATCCCTCATCAGGGAGAAAGACGCTTCTGATGATGTCGCCGCCTTTCTCCTCTCGGCTAGTAAAGTTTTGCATGTTTGGCTGCTTGCTACTATATCGTCCAGTAATTGTTCCACCCTCGTAAGAGAGGTAAGGGTTGAATGATCCATGTATTCTATCTCCTATACGAAAGTCTACAAGTGCAGAAGTTAGATACTTCTCTAACATAGTTTGCTTTCGTTTTAACGCCATCACCGCTTCAATGAATGGGTGATCAATAAGTGACAATGATTCAACACCCACCGCTAATTGTCCTGTAGGTGTTGAACCACACTGATCTGCTAGGCCAAGTTCCTGTATAACAGTAGGCAATGCCCCCGGCCCTTTACGCTTTGTCAATGATGTTAAACCATATTTACTTTCAAGATGTGCCAATCCTTCTGTTACTTCCTGTTGAGTCTGTATGGTATACTGATCAATCTTTGGTATATCAATACGTATACCATTCTTGCGCATCTCCACCACAATAGGTATCTGTGCATATTCCAGTTCTGCGGCTTCTTGTAAGCGCATTGCTTTTAATTTCACATTCTGATTATGGTACAATTCATACGTTGCTTTAGCGTCTTGCGCATTATATTTATCTCTAATATGTTGTGGTATTGTAGCAAGATTGGCGATTGCTTTGCCTTGGAATCCATTCTCATGCCACCATTGTTCAATAGTATCCTCATAGTTCTTGCCTTCTACACCTTCACGTAAGCAACAACTATCCAAGTCATAGTGTCCAGCATATTCGTTTATCAATGCTGCTTGAGCCATAGTGTCATGGATAGGCCCATTGATTTTGAATCCAGCCCCATTTTGTAGCCACGAAGCGTCATATACTGCATTGTGCATGACTTTAATTGTATTTGGATTTGCTAGTATATTTTTTATTTGATCATAGTCATTAGGATCATTGTAGTTATATACAACCGTACCTGTTGGCCCGGTGATACCTACAGATAGAATATATCCATCATTGCGTATTTCCCCCGGCCCTAAGTCGTTAAGGTTAGATTCTTGTACTTCAATGTCTACCGCTATTACGTCCATCGTAGTGTCCTTGTATGTTTCATTGAGGCATCTTCTATTTTTTCTTGCAGCATGAGGGCAATAGTAGATGGATGATTTTTAGATTCCATGTAGCGATCCACTTGCTTAGATATAAATGCTAATTCTTCTAGTGTTAACTCTAAATTAATCATGGGTTGGATTGAGTCCATTTGCTTGTTCCTCATATAGATTACAAATACCTACGAAATCTACCTCGTTACCTGATTCTAATAGGTCACAAGTAGGCATACCATACGAATTAAATCGTGATGACTTACACTTAAAGCAACCCTTTTCAGGTAATTGCACTGTATATAATACATCTTGCTTATTCTGTTTCGGCATTGTTATTTCCTCCGTGCATTAGAAACAAACAATTACATATAGCATGAGCTAGATGATGACGGCAACTGTTAGGATCTGTAATCTCACCCTTCATGTATGCGGTGACATGCCGCATCAGGGCATTGCTATATCGTTCTTCAAATGGTGTAACATTCATCCAGTTGTTCAGACCGTACGTCTTAACACCATCCTCTAGTATTTTGACTACTTGTTCTATTTGTTCCATAAGTGGGTTTATGGTATGCCATTGGAGTTTACCCTGATCAAACTTCTTACCCTCTACCACCGCCCCCACCGCCTCCATGCCACCATCCGTTCCCCCCGCTCCCGCCTCCCATTGGAGATCCCCTTTGGAAAGAATACCCTGTATAGGGGTTAGTTTGTCTTTGTCCATCGTTTACCTCTACTTTAATAATCAATGGTTTCATACAGCCAGAGCAAATGTATTTTTGAACATACGCATTATTCTGCGGTATGTGAATTGCTGTATCGTCAGCCGCTAGAACCGGGCCTAGAACCTTTTTGCAAATGGGACATCGAAGTAACATCATGTGTTTTCACTCACAATTTTTCCCTTTTACATGTACGATTTATAGGTACAACATACCTATATTTCACGCATGCCGAAGGGGAATAAATCCCTTCGGCACACATGATCCTACTCTGCCGCCTCTGCGTCAGTGCTGTCACCCGTAGGTGCGGCGAGCAAGAATTGATGAGAACGATCTCGTGCTGGAAGTATGAGGGCTTGATGTAGATCTCTCTTAACCCATCCCTCATCAACGATGTTGTCTAAGCCGTAGAACGCTTTGCCCGTTGTCTTGGATATTCTGCTTCCCGCTATGAGCCGCCATGTCCGAAGATGAATCGGAGCCGGATCGCCATTCGGCAACCGTACTTGACTCATCATGGTGTTCCATCTGCGGAAAATCTTCATACTTCCAAGACCAGCCGTGAGCATTACGAACCCGGCTCCGGGGTCATCAGGCAGTACCAACGCATAAGCGAAGGTCTCTACTATCTGATTGCCCGTGTCAGGATTGATCATGGTGGGATAACCCGGCTTACCCGGAGGGGGCGGCACGAGATTGACAGGTATACCTTTTGGCTCATACCTCATCAATGTTTTCCCTGCCCGATCCTTCTCATCCCATACGGTTTTGTAGGCCACAGGTACTACACGTACCTCTGCACCTAGCGCATGACCCGTACCAGAATTGAAGAATACCCCTTCCTCGGCTTGCTTGTTAGCAACCGCATCACTCAACGAATTGGTGATGGAAAGAAACGCTACTGATAACGCCTCTTGCGGTATCTCACTTTGTTTCTGCCCTGCAAACTGATTGAGAAAATCCTCATCCAACGCATCTGGTGTTGCGTTTACACCCGAAGTTTGACTGCTTGCTTCTTGCTTTGCCATCTTACTTCTCCTTACAACTTCATTCATTCTCGATACATAACTGGTAGACTCAAAACACAATACACTATATATTATGTAATATGCTATGTACCGAATATATCAAACCTTCTTCAACGAAGCTAGGTAATGATATTCTATCATACTACTCTACTCTTTTACTATTTATACCTATAGTTTCCATACCAATATCGCCTTTATACTCTACGGCAAATGGTAATAGCCGTTCTACTAGTGACTTAGGTACTGCGCCACTCACTAATTCAATCATTTCATTAGGCCGCATGTATACCCATCGTGACATTGACCGTGCTTCTAACTCTTTCTTTGGTATAATACAGAGGAATAAACTTAATCGGCTCGTGCTTTGAAGCCCGGATTTACCGATGATTACAAACTCCTCTATCTCAATACCATCTTTGGTTAACTTTTCAACCATGCTCATAGCACCTAAAGGCATGCGTGGTAATTGAAGATGTGATACATGCACTATAGGAAATGCCTGTATACCGTACACTGGTGACTGACGTGGTGAGCGGGTACATTTCTCATAGAACCCCGGCGGCCCCCATTTGATAGGAAACGTGCTGGTTGTCTGGAAACTATGCCCTTCTTTATCAGCCCACCATTGGCGTGCTGCTTGGATATATGGCTGTAGTTTATCGATCAGTATGTATAAGAATACTGGATCATCTTTTGTTATGTCTTTCGCCATTTAATATGTTCTCCTCTATGAAGTTTATTAGCAGTAATGCTAACCTATCTATGTCATCATCATGGCATTTCTCTAACCAATCCATATGGAAGTCATTGCTAATACCATGTAAGGCTTCATGTATAATACATTGCCATGTATCCCTGATATTTAATTTTTCCCATATGCCTATCACCCTGCTCTCATAGTCTATGTATCCTACTGCGCCTAGATCAAATCTTTTTATATCATCGAAATAGACCACTTTATACATAACTCCTAGTAATCGTACTTCTTTTGGTTTAGTTTTCATCGTACTCTCTATCTATTGATTTGATTATATCTGACGTTTGTCTACTTTTCCAATACTCAATTTGATCACGTTGGTAATGTGAATCAATTTGTTTGTTCAATTCTCTCCATAACTCCCTCGTAGAATAACCCATTGCACGAAGTAACCTATACGCCGGGAAGAATGTCTCTTGCCTCATACCAGCCCACCTACGATCTATAAAGTACGTCTCATCTAGGATAGATTTAACCGCTTCATGGTAGATAGGTTTACTTGGCAGTAATTTACCACGCTGCTCATACGATGATAATGGCGCATTTTTCCATGCCTCGTATATCCCACGCCAATTTATGTTGAGAACATTATCCCAATTTTCTTGAAGTAATCTTTGCTCACCAATAATTTTGAATTGATAACTCTTATAAGTAGTAATACGTTCTTTCTCAACAGGTGAGCGTGTAAGCCTAGTAGGATCTTTTGTACTCGCATCAAATACTAAACGATCAGAGAGTGTTGATTTGAGGTAAGCATCAAGCCATACTCTTTCGTCTAATGTGCGTGGGCTATCTTGTATGCGCACTAACATATGTATTGACTTACTACCCGAATACACTACCCTGCATATCTGCTTACTATTAAATAGACGAATAGCTTCGCTCTCTTGTATTTTAAGTCTGCCAGCATAGAACACTTCTGCTTCTACTTTATCGTCAGGACTAAATGTAGCAGCTAGTTTATCTTCGATTGCCTCAATCGTTTTAGAAACAGTATCAGATTCTAATAAGAATGTATCCATATATGCGGCGGTTTCTTTACGCCGATTATGAGGACATGCTTTACATAGAGCCATTGTTATATTACCCCTGCTATAACATTTCATACATGCGTCATAATGTTTTGGTCGAATCTCATTAAGTGTCTCAAACTCACCATCTGGATCAAATAAAAACTTATGATTATATCTGGCTCTTTGTCCTATACGTTCCGTAATTGCTCTAGTAGGCACTGTAATCTTTGCTCTTGATTCGGGTTGAATCGTGTTCGTAGCAACCATTTGAGCCGTATCTTTTTTATTCGTATTTTGCATTGTACCCTGTGCCTTAGAAACATCCACTTTCGGCGTAGATGATACATCATTTTCTCCTCCTTGTTTTAGTGCGAACCATGCGGCTGGTGATGTCCTTACCTTCGTATGTATATTCTTAAAACCATTGCTCGGTGGATTAGTGTCTGCTAACAGTGTCAAATTATATAGATCAAGTAACCATTTACGCATATCTAATAACACACGATCAACTACTGACGGACTAAGTGCTTGGCCCATTGCATTACTGAATACTAATTGTTTGCATATAGCAAGGCGATCTGTACGTCCCCCTTTACCGCTTACAAATTGCATAGCGTTAGTGTCATGGATTACACCGTCTAAGAATATCTCATGCACTTCTCCGTCATCCTCAATGAATAATCGATCTACTTCTGTACGCTTGAGTAGTGACTCCTTAATGAACGGCGCAAGAGCCTTGATCGTTGTCTCAACCTCAATAGATTCACCTGTCCGGGGTATATTAAAGCAGCGATGATATGCGTCAGTCTTTGGAAATTGACGATAGTTTACACCCTCGGTATCTCTTTCATGGAGTAATTCATATTTGAATTGTTCAATAGCTGCTTTATCATCTACTAATCGTGTAGTGACCTCATTACCATTACCATCGTAACCATATAGGCGTGTGAATACCTCATCCGCTAAGGCTGATTTGTCTCGTGTGAAATCTGGATCTACTTCCATAATCATAAACCTTCTCTGATTATCTCTATCCTCAAACTTAATAGGGACAACCTCATTAGTTGACATGACATACGCTGTGTGACTGTCTTGATAATATGGGTCAACGCCTTTATTTTCTTTACGTACCTGTGTTGCTGTGGCAGATGACTTGAGCATACTTGCGGTATTACGCTTATCTTCTTGTGTTTTTTCTTCGATACATACAACAAGGGCATCTGCCTGATCTGCGTTGAACCGTGCGCCACTATCAAACTGGTATGATACAATTACGTTCTCCTGTTCAAAGAGTGCTTTGCAGATGACTTCTCCGAAGGTGCTTTTTCCTGTTCCTTGGCTTCCAGTAAAGATAGGAATGACTTCGATTTTTTTGGTAGGGTAGATAAGTTTGTGTCGTAACCAAGATAATAGGTAGGGGTAACATTCTCCTGCAAGAGCCTTGAGCAACGTATAGATATGTTCTGTGTCTGCTCCTGTTTGTCTAGCAAACGTTGTAAAAGATCGTGCAGAATTAAACGCACCTCGCTCCTCACTATAGTATCCTGTAGGCACGAAGTAATCTCTATAGTATAACGGCTGATATTTTCCATCTGCTTGCTCCCCAAATATCTTTGCTTTGATCAAGTTGTGATAACCACTAGCGTCATAATAAGCAATCTTTGTATCTCCTGTGTTCGTTTCATAGGAGTAATAAAGAATGTCTCTATATAGACGATTCCATTCAGCGTGAGTCAAGCTGTCTCCACGATGACTCACGCTACGGAATGTGCCTAATGATTTCATGTATACAGTAACGTCCATGTGGTTGTCACGTGCAAACTTTTCGCATAGATCCCTACTGGCGAAACCTTTACCCGCTTGGTTACTTATGAGATGCTCTTGAACCTCCATCAGATCCTTCGCTTCTTTATACGTAACACCTAGTACGTTATTGTAATCCCGGTTGCTTTTATCCGATAGCAAGGGATTCCCTCCACCTTAATTAAATGGCTTGTGCAGATATTGTAAGACACGCTATTATTAAATTACCGCATGTGCATTTACTCTCTCCGATAAATGTATAACTCCCGACCAGTTTAAGATCATCCCCCATCATCTCTTGCACTGAATCCATAACATGGTTCTCGTCTGTGTTGTGCCTCATTAGCACCTGAATATCAGTATGACATTTAGGGCAAGAGCAATTCAGTGGGGCTTGATCGGTCATCCTGTAATAACCTCATTCGCTATTACAAAATGTATACAGTCGGGTATTTCTTCCAAAGAGATTTTTGCAACGCTTCCCTTAGTGTAACCAAGGGCATCTTTTAGAAATGCTTTAAGTGAATTGGTATTCATATCAATCTTTTCTGCGAAGGGTATGCCAGCAGAACGCATCATATCCAACTGCTCTGCTTCCACTTCACCTTTACGCTTGATAAGGAAGTCGCCACCCTGTTTCATTAACCATGCTTCAATGATCTTACGATCCGCATCGTTCTTGTTAGGGTTACAATACCACTTCGTTTCTAATTTAACAAAGTTTCCATTCTCATCTTCGATTGAGTTAAGTCCAGCACTTGTCATACTTGCAAGCACTACAGATGCCTTGTATTCCTCAAACTCTTTTTCGGCAGCTTTGAATAGCTCTTGCTTCTCAAGCATATCGATCTCTAGCTCTCGCATCTTACGTATCTTCGCCTGTATATCCTGTATCACTTCGGATGCAGCAGATGGGGCGTCAGCGACAAGATGACTCAAATCTTCGTCTTGGTTTTCCATAGTCCGATTCTCCTCTAAAAGATTATTTATTTTTATTATATCACAGTCCCGGCCTTTGGGCCGGTTTATAGGTATAAAAAGGGCAGTCAGCGGGGGTAAGCTTCGACCTTAAAACACATCATCTTTTCTGCATAGTGGTAAAGATATGAGGTTTAGGTAACACCCTAGAACAAACGTATACTGATTGAAACGGTGGCGAGCCTATCTCATCCCACTCTTGATTAAAGTATGACACCCGTGGATATAGCCACATTACCTCTACCTCTCGATGACTAAACATAGAATGTCTCGCACCTTCAAACAATCCTACGCCACCTACGAGCATAGCGAATGGTCTATCTAATAGGAATAGATGCTGATACACTTTATCTTTCACCGAGTACGGTGGATTACTGATCACGTAATCGACATGCTTTACTTCGTCTGGTGTGATCGTAAAGAAATCTCTACCGTCTTTGATATGTTCGTACCATATCGTATGCCCAACTGAATGAAGCACCCGCACGAAAGCTGAAATCTCCTGATCGAATGGACATAGGATTGTACTGTTTGGTTTAAGGTAGGGTACTAGAGGATATACAGCATAGGTTGGTGTATACCATTCGTCTTGTGGCTTGCCATTTTGAAGCATTTGTCCAATGTTCATGGGTTATCCTGATTATGGATATGGTTATTATAATCATCCACTAGGATTGCCACCTTATCAATAAGTTGTAGCAATGTCTCCTCTAGTAATTTAATCCGCTTATTCATTATATCAAATGTAGCTTCTAATGTTTCCATTACTTGGTTTGCAAATGCTTCTTCCTTTTCATCCATAATGTCATCCTTAAAATCTTAGGCCATGTGGTTCTGCTATGGAGATTTGGGAGGGGAACCATAACAGCATGGCCTAAGATCGCCCTTGAGGTGTTGTCACCCCTTGAACATTTTATATCCTCGTCTCTCGCCAACGGCGGTTTACGCTGATACCTTCTTTAGCATACGTTCCGCAAGGCATAGTTTACTGCACCATTGTTTATACTTACCGTCCCATATCCAACCACGATGTCTAACAAGTACGGTACTTATTGCATAGTCCATGTTACAATTCTTAACCTTAACTTGTTTACCACATGTGTCACAAGCAAATGTGTGTACTGTTTCTATGTGCATACTGACTCCGTTTGCATAGCTTTAACATGACACGCCTCGCTGCACCATTGTTTTGCCATTCCATTATGTATCCAATGATGTTGTTGTATAAGTACATTACGTATGGCATGTTCCCTAGTGCAATCATATATGATTATTCGTTTACCACATGTCCCACATTTGAATACGTGTGTTGCTTTTATCTTTAGTATACTGTCCTCTGCTAACATTTTAATGCCCTCCATACAGCACCGTGACGCTCAATCATTTTTGAACGCAAACGTGCTTTGTCTGATTGTTCCCAACCTTTAGTCACATGATTAAAAGCTGTCTGTAACTTAACTCCATTCCTCCAATACTCCCATACTTTGTCGGAGCATAAATTAAGTTCTGGTACTGTCATCGTAACCTCCACTATGCTAAGTTGTTTATTTATTTTTAATTGGTTACTGATGGTTTAGATTATTTAGTTATATATTACTTTCCATTATTGTTACCTCATCTTCATCTTTGAGCAATGCTGTCAATGATGTACCTCGAATATAATCAAGCAACGCTCGTTTTTGTCGTAATGCTCCCACCACTTTAAGGTCAATGGTTCCTTCGTTGATGTAGTCTGTATAGACACATGTATTCCGTTGACCAATCCTAAAGATACGTCCCTCTGTTTGCAAGCGATCTTCAAGAGAGAACGTGTTACTATAGAAAAACATTTGATAAGCATTTTGTAAGTTAAATCCCCTACTGATACACCTAATGTTTGCAACCAGTATTTCATATTTACCTTCCTTAAAATCTTCTATTGTACCTGTTTTCTTCCACCCAGTATATAATAGCACTCTGTTGTTCCGTTGTAGATCATCATATATCTTTGACGCTTCAGCTGAGAAGCGAGTGATAACAATACTGGGTTTGCTTGATTCCTCAATATCACGGTATATAGCCTCAAGCTTAGGCAAGCTATTACCAAGCCACATAATTTCACCCGGTTCCAAATCGTAATCTTCATTTACATTACCCTCCTCGTCTAATGATAATTGCCCTTGTACGATAAACCCAGAGCTAATTTGTTGCAAGCGGATTAAAGCCGACAGCTTATTGGCTGCTGTCGTTGTAGCTCCGCCATACATCGCCAACAGTTCTCGTTCCATCGATTCATATGCTTTGAATTGCTCAAGTGACATGGTAACGGTTTTTTTATTGTATATCTGCGGAGGCATGTCAACGCAATCTTTAAGAGTACGGAAGCTACTAATTGGTTCAATAAGTTTTTTAAGTTCATCTTCATTCTTATATGCTCCTCTAAATGTTTCCTGTGATTGAATGATATTGTATGTTTCTAGTGATACACCGAACACCTGATTGGCTTGTATATAATCGCTACATCGTTTAATACTCTCCCACAATTCCGGGTTGATAAGTATTTGCGCACTACCATAGGCTGTAGTAATGTTTGCTAACATCGCATAGTGATTACGAAAGCTGTAATAGTTCCTCTTAAAATAATTAGGACGGAGAAACTCAAACAGACTCCATAGATCAAGCACGCCATTCGTAACTGGTGTACCTGTGAGTATAGCCCGTGCAACAGTGCATGGTATACTACTGATAACTTGTTTACGCCTCCGAACCACTTCGTTAAACTCATATAATAACCTCTCTGTCCTCTTTGATTTAATGTTTTTAATACTCGTTGCTTCATCAAGTATCACCATACATTTAGTCGCCTTCACCCATGCTGCTATATCTTCCCACTTCTTAGGTGTACTAAATGTATCTATATTAACCACCACGATCTGAAAGTAATCGGTGTAGTAGAACGGATGTAACTCCTTAGTTCCGCCTCTACCTCCAAAGCATTTAACTTCACGATCAATATCCTTTGGCAACCACTTAGGTATTTGCTCCACAGCCCATTGTTTATGCACGTCATTAGGTGCGATAATGAGTAGTGTCTTAATGTCACCATTACGATACTTATGAGCAGCCACACGAAGTATGGTAGCTGACTTCCCCATGCCCATATCGTGAAATAAAGCAATCTCGCTCTCGTCTTTATATCGTTGAAAGTCATCCTCTTGATGTCCGTAGTATTCATCATCTACCTCCTCTTTGATATTTACCATATCAAACTTAGACTGATTATTTTTATACCAGTCTGCCATTGAGTTAAGAAAGTCATCATGTGAAATTGGATCATCCTTCTTCGTTGTCACATGCTCTATACGTGCTTGCCAGTTTGCTGGTTTAATAATAGCAAAGTGCTGACATGAATTATCCGGGCCTACGAGCAAATCATTATCCATCATCTGACATGGTGCTTGAGTATCTACCCACTTCCATCCGTTCCATTCATGCGGCTTCCATGCCCAACATACATTACAACTTCCCACGTTTCCTCTCCTGATATATTCTCATCAATTCTGATTGACAGGGGCGGCAATAATAATTCTTGCCGTCTTTGGCTTTACAATTATTAGCAAAGGCATCTTCCTCTTTATATGTGTTACACCGTTTGCAATACTTTGTAACTCGTAACTCCACTAATCCATTCACTATGTTATCAGCTAATACATTGACCGCTCTATCCATATATCCCGGATCATTTATCTGCCGCCGTAACTGTTCTAATTTGTCTTTTGTCATACCCCGCCGAATGTAAACGCATTTGACTGGAGTACAATTTTATTACATTCGGCGCATCTAATACTAATTTCTGATTTATCCCTATCTATACATACCCATGTAGGAGATTCAGGATGACATTTAGAGTGTATGTATACCATACCTTCTATCTTGCTACATTCATCACACATAGTAGAGGTAAAACTAAGCCGTTGTTTTTGATGTATTAGATCTCTTGTACGCTCAATAGCATTAGCAAACCAGCTAATCATCAGCCCTTCATCAACAGTAACAGCTCTTGTATACACAAGTTCCATGAACGCTTGCGCCCATTTCTGTGCATTATCACCACACTCGTTTAATAGTTCTGGCCCGTCCAATCCTACATATGTCATAACTTATCCACCTTATCTTTAAGTACATTCTGTCTCTCTTTCAATAGAGAAACATCTACAATCAGATCCCTATACGCTTTGTCACTTTCTCTTTCATGCGTTTCCATCTTGTTTATATAATCCGATTTCAGATTACTTAATTCTTTATCTATCCGGGCAGATACATCTTTGATTTGTTCCCGTAGGCTCATGCCCATTCCATTGATCTCTTTCTCATGTTGCGCCATCTTTGTCTTGTATACACCATACGATGTCGCTAATGTAGCAACTAATGTACCGATAGATATTAACAGTGACGTGCTTATTTCCATATTCACTTCCTTAATAGTATAGGTGCTACGCCACCATATGTTAACTCATTAAACTTTTTTATTACGGCATCCGCATACCTTAATGTAGAGGCTGGAGGATTCCGTATCCGATTTATCCCGGCATTATAGGCTATAGCCACACTCCAATAGGTAGTTGTCTCCGGCCTATTTATTAACATTTTAATATGCTCACACCCTGCCCGGATATTTGTTGCAGGATCACGCCAATTTATATGCCCGAAATTAGCACTGTTTAACTGCATGATACCTAAATCTATCGTACCATTTCTATTCGGCTTGCTGACAGCATTTGGGTTTAATGTGTGATTCTCCGTTAGTGCTATGGCAAGTGCAAATTGTGGGGGAATCCCCACCTCTAGCGCAATGGTCATTATCAGCATCATGATCTGATTCATTAGTTCCTCCCAGTACTAATGCAGTATGTCCGATTTTTAATTGTCCTGCAAAGATTTGTTTAAGTCTATACTCTACTCGTTTCCAATCTACAAATGGCCTCGGTGATATATTCGGTTCAAGCATAAGAGGGCAGCCTAATGCCGCATCATCTATATACAATTCAGCGTATGCTTTTGGAGAATCTGACCATGACTGATTAGGATTTTTATTGCATCCGTACAGTGGGATTTCATTTTTAGCAAACCATCCTACAGCGTCATGTAACTGACCTTTACTTCTCATCGTCCAAAGTATTAGCTGATGCCCTTCATTCACTAACCATTTCAATACTGGTACAGCACCGATGTCCTTACCGACATTAGGGTAATCATGCGTGACACAAGTACCATCGAAGTCTATTGCTATGATCATAACGGCTCCTTATATTCACTACTGTCTCTACATATTGGGGATGATTTAACCCTGCCTACTTGTCGCATATGCGTTAGGATCATTTGTTTTTCATTCACTACATCGTATGCATCTTGACATGTTTTACATACATCTTTGAAATGAAATGAAAGCACAGACGATTTAATGATTTGGTAGTCACGCTTGATAATCTCCTCACCGCATATATCACAAAATACTGCTGTCATCTTAGTAACCCTTTTAGTATATTCCACATCTCCTTAACTTCCCTGCTCACAGAATCCATAATGTCTAAACTATTTGGGACAACTACTTTAGCAATCTCTGTCTTTAACCATACGTCACGGAAAAAAATTACTGTAGCAAATAGTATAATAACTATGCTAGTTATAAGTGATCCTATATGCGCATACTTAAATAGTGTAGCCTTCTTATACGTAACCCATTCATCATCTTCCCATGCAATAGATATTATCCATAGTACTGCTGTTAGCGCAATACTCACAGCTACAAATGGAGTTAGGAGGGCACTACCAAATTGTAGTAATTGATGCCAGAAAAATAAATCAATGATAATGTCCGATGTCATAAATACCCCCTGAAATAAAATATGTGTGTCTCTCCACACCGTCACGCCTCTGGTTCTAAGTAGGTTATTCGCCAAGCGTTTTATACAGTCTGTTACCCCTACTCATTGCACCAAGTCCCCTGTTCAGCTTCCGGCGTTCTAATGCTCCTCTACAACGTCAGGTTTGCGGTGGCCCTCCACACGGTATCGGACTCACATTCATAAAGTTATAGGCGATGTCATTCGTATAACTTTACCGTGATAAAAAGATAACGGAGCCGGGACTTGCACCCTGCTGTTGCATATTCACTCTATTGTTTCTCTCCGTACCGAAGGTTCCCATGCGTCACCTACAACATTCATCCTTTGAGGAAGGATAACGGAACCGGGGCTTACACCCGGAGTAATCACCTAGCGTGTATAGAATCAATGCCGTTGATTAGATAGCATTTTGTCGGGACGTATTGCCCTAGATCCCCGCTCTCCGTACCGCCTGATATGGCTCCGGTGATTTCACGCATAGCGTTCATCTACCATCTGCACTTACTCACAGGCTTTGTATGGGGCCTAGTGGGAATCGAACCCACACCTGTTGATGGAAGGAGGTATGAAGCCACCATCAACCGTACAACCATATACTATAGGCTCAAGCCCGTATTGATAACCCTCAACACGGAAAGGTTTGGCACAACAACCCATCAGGATACATCACTATCCTGTGAATTACACGCTTGTTGCTATCCAAAGTATAGCTGTTACTACAATACCTATACATGCTATTCCGAACATAACTACCTCCTCACATATTTAGTATATTTATCTGTCTGATCTTCATTTATCGTGAAATCATATAAAGAGGAAGGCCAAAAATCTCGCATAAAATATGACTTTGTAAACCATCCTTCAAGATAATAAGCTTGTGGCTCAATTCCTATCCATGTATTATTCAACCATACTACATTAAATAGATGGTTGAAGCCCGTGCTTGGATTATAGTTTAATATAATCCCTACATATTTTTTATCATCAGGATAGTGCTGATAAAATAATACAGCAGCATCAATACAATTTATCAGACCGTCACCATTCACATCTATTGGTCTACGCATTGCATAATCAACTTGCTCTAATGTCCATTCAATTTTCTCTTTAACGCTTTGCGCCGATGTATTATATGCTGTAGATGTTTGAGTCGGTGGCTTATGTGGTACAACTATTTGTGTCTTTGTCTTGAATTGATATGGCGGTACATTATATAATTCTATGTGACGGTTCCAGCCATATATTGCCAACAAAATAAATATAACCATTGCCAGAGCATATCTGAAATGATGCCCACGGCGATCTAATTTATATTTGTAGGCTTCCGTATCCGCTTGAAGCATGAGCATTTGTATAGCACTCTCGTTAGTGTTAGGAGCATACCTACGGATATACACCCGGCATCTCTGACATCTATTGCTATCAAACTTCACCTTACATTTTTTCTTACATCTTCTAAGTGCGCACTCTTGCGCCACTGACCAGTATGATTCCCCGCTTGATGGGATGTCTCTCTGTGCCATAATTAAACCTCCTCGTCATCGTAATCTTCTTCGTCCTCATCGTCATCATCTTCGTAGCCATCTACGTCAAGATCATCATCGTCATCATAGTCCTCATCATCTATATCGTCATTATCAAAATCAGCATCCTCATCATACTGATCCTGTGTATCGTCAATATCATCTTCTTCGTCATCGTATAACATAATAACCTCCCGCTTTTAATAGGCTCCCCTTCATACGAAGGGGAGTTGTAAACACATACCGTAGGTTATGAGCCTACGGCTAGGGTACTTATGCGCCAAGCTTCTTGATGATGTAATGCGAATCCATAGGATTCTGCGGGTTGAATACATACTCAACATCTGCCACATTCTTCTGCTTCCAAATGCGACACTTGCTCTGCATGTAGTCAATACCTTTGTAGTATTTCTCAATGACCTGACGAAGTGTAACCTTGTCGCCAACCTTGGGTGAATCACCGAACAGACCAGTGAAGATCGGCTCACCAAATCCACCACCGCCAGCCTTCGCCGCCTTGGTGATCAATTCAAATGCCGCAATGAGCTTAGGCTCAAGCGTATTACGAATTGGATTGAAGTAGTCCGACACCAATTTCTTGGCAGCTTCTTTTTCTGCTTTCTTTGCAGCCTTGACCTGCGGATCAACTACCTTAGCGGCGGGAGCCGCACCACCCTGAACACTCGCACCCTGATTATTCAACAGTCCCATAATAAATCTCCTCTACCAGATAGGAATTAGTTCATTCGATTCTTTTTCATCCACGATTACTTGAATCGCCTATACCCTCTTGGTATACTCTATTACTCTATCACAAATCATTTACTATTTACAGTTTATACCTATAAATTATTCAAAGCAAACTTCTTTGAACACCGTCCACCAATCCTCACCCGTCATGCTATGGAAATGATACACTGGAACCTTACCCTCTGGATAGAATCGGTACATCTTGAACCCATACCATCCATCATTAAAGCAAACCATCACAACAGTAAACCTTCCAGTTTTTTGGTAATGCTCCAACGCCCATTCCTGTTGCCCCGGCTCGAACTTAATTTGGATCGGTCGCATCTTCCCATTGATAGCACGTGCTTCCACGCTGTTATCTGCAAGCCCCGGAAATACTTTATTCACCACCTTGCACTCTATCCATTGGTTCACATGTACCCATTTAGAATCATCTAATCTACCAGCTATGTATAGATCTGGTACACCAGCACGGGTACGGGTCTGGATTGGTTGAACGAATAGATCCTTTTTGCGTAAGGCATTGCATAAGTCTAACTTGAAGTCTCGCTCTTTCATGCCTCTTGCTCCATCTTCCATTTGGTTACTAGGCGTTCTGCCATGCTTGCGCTCCATCCATGTAAGGCTAGGTGTGATATAGTTTCGCCCACGTTCCATTCCCCGGCCTTATACTTCTTCCGGGATTGCTCTAGCACCACATGATCCCTATCAATCATGTGTTGCGTCTTGGGTTTGTTCTTATCTCTGCCGAGCTTTGGCATAAGCCTGCCTCACATTCTCTAACATATCTGCGAGCTGTTCTGGATTATCTGCCTGTGATCCATTGGCAACCTTGGCCTCATACGCCCGGCGTATCCCCGCCAATGCTTTGTCTAATGATATACCTTGCTGAATCATTAGCTCCATTGGATTACTTACACCTTTAAGTTTATCAAAAAATGTATCATTTACATTGATCATATCCAGACAATCTGAATACAGATCAACCGCCCTCATTACAATATCTTGGGGCAACTTATCCCACGTATGGATACGCCCAACTAAACCTAGCAATCCTTCAATCGTCATGTTTTGTGTTGACATTTCTTTTCGCCTCCTCTCTGGCTTTTTTATACGTTGCTGTCTGCCGATACCCTACGTATATATCGTCAATATATGTCGGTGCATAGTTTGGATCTTTCATCCTATGCTTTGTCCGTTTAATAGCCTTCACTCTATCTTTGTGTCGTTTCGTTGTCATGTCCCCTCCGTTTGTTCTGTCGTTTCATTGGATACAATAACTTATCCAACCCCATATATGCCATCGGTGTTAGTCTTAACCGTGCTGGTATATGCTGATCTACACTTTCCTCTATACATGCAAGCATTGAATCCATAAGATGTAATACATGTATCTCCCGCTTGCTGTCCGTCCTGACCTTCTGCGCATAGGCCGGGGTACATGTTTCACCATCTACTGTTTGCTGGTTCATGGCTTGTCTTATAGCATGCTTTAATTCTGCTATACGTGTAGAGCAATCGGCACGGAATGTTCCGATGTTCTCGGTATGATTTGCCAATATAAGATCACCGGGGATCATACGCTATCCTCATTGCATGTCTGACACATATCATTGATCCATCCATCTGCACATTCATAGCATAGCTCTCGCTCACATGCTACACATATACCAGCACCTTTGATCCATCCCTCATGATCTTCCATGGTAGATATAACACCATCGGGAAGTGTCTGTCCAACAAAGATTACTTTGCCACATTGCTCACATTTATATTCTTCCATTGGTTCCCTCACGTGCTATAAACTTGGCCTGATTATACCATGCTCGCCTATTGATATGCTCCGTGCGTAGCACCGTAGCAACCCGCTCCACAATAGCACGCCCCTGCTCCGGCCTACCGTCCGCAACCCATTGCTTACAGATCGCCATAAGCAATAACCTTGTCCCTCTTGGATTCACTACATACCCCCTATGAATAAACCTATACCTATCCCTATGATAAGCCCTACGATTGATACCCATATTCTAATATAGGTATGTCCGTAATACTGATGATAAATCATCCTACTTTTCTCGGTTCTCATTATCCCCCTCCGCTATATGTAGTTGAGCTTCCCGGCGTTACTGATTTAATCTGCCAATACTTTTGGTTATCTATGAAGGCATGCTGTTTCAATACACTACTGATATAGCAAGCTAGATCAGTAGTGGTTCGTATAGGATCATCTTGCCCTACTTCTTCCTGTTCCTGTGGCTCCCATTCTATCACCACATATAATTCTGTTTTAGTTCTCATAGCTTCATCGCCTTTATTTTATTCACCACCAATGGAAGATCATCATAATGGGCATTACTCTCCAGTGTAGATTTAATATAGTCTATTACATCTTGCTCACTATAGAATAAGACTTCCTCATTCTCATTTTTCAACATTTCATAATCATCTTTATCGACATTCCGTTTCCAAAATATATTCAGTTCAATGTTTAATCTCATATCATACCCCCATAAGCTTATCATACCAGCCCCATACGGGGCGGTTTATACCTATAAATTAAATAACTTCTTCCTCTGGCTCATCTTCCACAAACTCTAAATAGGAATAGCACCCGTCATTATCATAGACAGCTTCCTCATAGTCCCGGCTCCATTCCTCTGCTTCCGCATTGGTTTTCCAGAGATAGAAATGGAGGGCTTGCCATACTGCATGCTCATAGCCGCCTGTATCGGTGGCCTGTGTTATATTGTATAGCCAATCATGCCATTCGTGCGATAGAAAAGAAAAGAATCCGTCATACGATTTATAATTGTCATATAAAAACGTAGGGAATACGTCCTTATAGTTATACCGTATGTCATTGAATATCTTATCCATCTTCTCCCGGCTAGTATCGAATGTGAACAGGGCGCAATCATCCGCAAAGTTGTACTCACGGGGCATATCTATCCCGGTGTATTTTATTCTGGCCTGAACACCGATCTCATTGCACCGCTCAATAAACTTATCCACCCATATTTTAGAAATGTGTATACAGTAATCCCGATAGTTCATTTCATAATGCCCCGGCTTCCAGTCTGGATTCGGTACTTGTATCCTATGCTCAAGATAGTTCTGATCATAGTCCCCTGTTGTACGGGGAAACAATGAGAGCTGACCCTGCTCATGCTCATCTATATACATGCACTCATCGCTATCGTGATACTCATTCTCCCGTTGCTCAATGCCTTCAATGTGATCCGAGAATCCATGATACGTTCCCGGCTGGCTTACCCTATTGAATAGGTTACTTGACAGTTTTAATCTCATTTATCCCTCCTCTGGTTCCAGCGCATATACAAGCATGTGTACCACCCACCGAATGATCTCTAGCTCATCCGATTCCTCATAATGTACCGTAAGCTCCTGTGTCCCGGCATTATATGTAAACTCTTTGACCCCACATATAAAGTTCTCTTTGGATTCATTGGTTACTTTGTAGACTATTCGTATCATACTATCACCCGTACATACCTACGGCAGTATCCGAGATAACGTCCCATGAAATCCCTGCAATACAATGGCTCTCTTTACATGCAAGTAATACATCCATTGCTTGCTTTTTAGTTAAGTCTGGACACACACTTAATACGTCCTCTACTGACCACACAACTGCGATTTGAGTTTTCTCATCTATCTCTATCTTCATTTATTTCCCTCCTGATCCTCCATAGATAAATCCTCTGCATAATCGTTATTTGGTAAAGGCATAATCATAAGATCATCTTGTCCATCATCGTTACCTTCATTCCAACTCTCACGGCATTTCTCAATGGCTTCCGTTTCGTTACTCGCTTCTACATCATCATATACACGATATGTAGTGAAACATAATGATACTCTATACTTCATTTGTTTCCCTCCTGTGGATATAAAATACTCGCTACACATTTAAGTATGTCCCATGATATACCTATGCTAGCGTCATGGTGAGATTTACAATGGAGTAATACTTCCATTGCTTGATCATCCGTTAAATCCGGGCGTACTTCTAGCACGTCCTCTACTGACCACACAACTGCAATTTGAGTTTTCTCATCGATCTCTATCTTCATTCTATACCCCCCTTTAATTGATATATGTTATACCATTGACTGTTGTTTCTGTACGGGAAAGCGGCTCCGCACGTTTTACTTCCTTACCATTCTCATCTATGTAATAATGCCGTTCCCAGAATGAAAGCTCCACCGCACGCAAGGCAATACTTTCCGCTTGCTCAAGTGTTGTATCCGTATAATCCGTGATGAAACATGCAAGCTGTTCCCGTAAGTCTGTGAAGCTATCACAATAATAATTCCAGCATGAATCATTTTGCTCCGTTTCCAGATCAGTTATCTTGAATCCGTACACTTCCCCACTATTCGCCATGTTCATCATCTTTACTTCACGATGCAAGCACGCCATAGCTTTATCCCGTAAAGCTTTTGTAATACGTTTCAATGGTACACCTGTATATACTGATTTACCGTCAACAGTATTGTAATTATGTTTGCCGTATGCTCTTTTCAATTCCTCATAACTGACAAACGCAAACCCCATGCACCCACTATCGAAACGGGCATGGCCTTGTGGCAATTCACCGTCATTCCAACCACTACCAGCACGGATCGTATCGCCACTATGTCGATACAAATAGAGCCTGACTACCATATTATCTTTCAAGAATTGTTTATCAAGATGACCGTCATCATCTACAAAGTCCTCTACCCTGTACCATTTACCTGATGACCATGACCCCGGATACTTTGCATTGTCTTTGTTATAGCTTGGGTCTCTATCACTATACCCGGCATCCATGCTAGTTACCCATGTCCATAAATTATTGAAGTCATCCCGTGGGCTTGCGTCCATAGTATCGGGAAGCACCTGTACTAAACAGGTATGATTATCCTCATTGACATAGGTAGTATGATATATAGCATCCTTATCAACAAAGTCCTCTACCGATACAGTTATAGTTTTCTCTTTAGTCCAGTTACTCATTTAATACCCCCTGTATTCTGATGTTCACATGCTAGGCATGTTTGCTCTTGGCATACCGGGCAATGATCCGTTAAGTATATCACTTCAACCCGTCCATTCTCAACCTTATAAGGCCGCCTATAATTTCCATAGGCTATACCCGCATCATGTAGCACCTGCGCCACACTATCCGATATATAATCGTCAATGAAGTATGTCTGTAGTGTACGCAAACTATGATCATGACCCATAAGTCTAAAGTCTATCGGCTTGCCTTTGGGAATGATCAAAGTAAAGGGTATGTATCCAGCATAGAAACCATGCTGATCCATCCTATGCCATTCAGTATATGCTCTGACATACCCCTTCTTATTATCTATCTGCCATTTACAATCGAATCCTGACCCGGATAATTGCTCAATGACAACCTTAATCCTCTGATACTTATTCACTACTGTACGCTTATCCAATATCATAGTATATACCCTTGGCTTCGTTCATAAGCCCGCTGATTATCCTCATCCTCATAATGACATTTCTCACAACGCCATTTACCATCTTCCCCTTTATAGGCATCCACATCAGATGTCAATGCCAGATCACAATCATAGCATGTTTCAGCTTCATGTAACCAATACACACATTGACCGTATGTGATTGCCCCCGGCGTGCTATCCTTATAGTCCGTACAACTTCCATTACAACTAGCACATGTATCGCATCCGGCGGATTCATGGAAGTTGTCTGCACATTCCTGACAACGGTCATTCTCATCAGAACAGTTTACAATACAAGAGGGGCATAGGGCTTTGTGGCAATTCTTACATTCGGGGCATCCATTCTCCCGATACATTGCCAATGATCCTATAGTGTCCCCACAATGATCACATGTAATATCGTACCCGTCAATAGCGGATTCATTGATACAATGATTCATAAAGTCCTCTGTTATAATTTGAGTACCGTGGTAGTCAATGAATAAATCCACTACCTGTTCCCCGGACAGCTCCGCTAACTGTTCAATGATTAAACTTTTCTGTTCTTTCGTCATTTTTCATGCCCCCCTATACTAATAGTTTAGCAATAAGATATTGCCATTCTCAAGATGATAAGCTATCGTATGATTCAATAGCTCCTGCATAACTGTTTCTGTAATTCGCTCGTTGTATTCCTCTGCCGATTCATCATCCTCTGCTTCGTCAATGTCGATGTTATAAGCATGGACTACTTCCATTACAGTATCGTATTCCGTCCATTCACAACAAATAGCTATTACATCTATCTCATAAGGCTCTCCCGTTTCATCAGATAGACTATCATAGTATTGAAATAGCTTGCCATACCCTTCCGGCGAGAATTGATCTCTATCCATTTTTTCAAAGTAATGACTGAATTGAGCTTCCGAATGAATCACTTTCACTATCATACTCATACCCCCATTGATATTGTATACATATAGTATACTAAAATTGATCCAATGTGTCAAGTCCCCTTGACACATTGCCATACTAATAGCTCGTTGTACTTATCACGGCATTGCAAGTATCTCGTATACATGCAAGCACGGAATTGCAAACTACTGAATACTTATGCACAATAGATTGATCAAAGCTATTGATCTCTACGTCCGTCAACTGTTTGCCATTAAACCAATAGGTAGTCTCAACCCCTATATCATAATGATCACGGGTATATTCTATACTATCCCATATAGTTTGCATAGCATGGATCTTGTCCTTATCTTCAATCGTATCCGCATGCTCTACCGCTTCCCTATAGTTAAACCCCTTAACTATAGGAATATCTATCATCTTCCCCGATAATTTTAATGTATCCATATTAGCTCCTTGTATATTCGATATGCTCCGCCACTATTATAACCTTATAATGTGGCTTGCCGTCATCATCTGTCCAACGCTCTTGTTTCAACCGTCCAACTACCCGGACGCCCTTCCCTATTTTACCCTTACTCATAGTATCTTTGCCGAGCTTGCCCCATGCTTCCACATCGAAAAAAGATATTTCTTTTTCAACTTCATTACTATCCTCTATTCGATAGAATCTATTGGAAGCAATAGTAAAACGACAAACTATTGATCCGCTAACAGTTGTATCAGATAGAGGGTTTCTAACCATATTCCCCTCTATCAATACGCTATTCAAATTATTCATACTGCCCTCCATGCCTTGCAATTATGAAGATACATATATCTTCTAAGCTGTTTCAATGTCATAGACCGCATCGTATATACGGTTATTGAAGCTGGGCTCATGCCCCACATGCAAGTATATAAATTATACTCATCATACTGCACCTGTAAACATAGGTCTTGATCTTTATACAAGCCATTATATTTGCTCATACCGCCCCCCTCTTTAATGATCTGACAATCTTCCGATACTGTTTCCATGTATTCTTGGAAACATCCTTCACTTCCTTACTCTGATGACACTTTGCAATATACTTCATACCTTCTTCCCCTTATAATACTACCGTATAGATAGTTTTTATTGTAATATCATAATCATTAAAGATTATGAAAGCTTCATCCTCTCTGTCATCCGTTCCATTTCCTTCATAATGATTGATATACTTCATACCGTTATACCCTTTAGATTGAATGAATACTATAAAGTCCTCTATGGTATTTACTGAATCCCATTCATGCGGATTATCCAACTCAAGATAATCATTCGCATAAGGACTAAAGTATTCTTCTATCATTTCATAATCCCATTTACCGAGATCAATACTGATGTCAAGAATACGTATCAGATTCAATTCACATTCATAAATATATCCAATTTTATGGCCTTGGCTATTCGGCATAATGTCAAGCCTATTGAAATTATTATCCGCTTGTACCCTAGTACCGAAATGAAAGCCAAGCTCTTGGATAAACCTATTATCAAATACATCGAATAATTTATTAGATGAATGAAACATGATCATATTATCATCCTTATTATAGCATGGATTGACAACAGAATCAATCCATGCAGTATGTCTACAAATCAACCCTTACCAGATCAAACTTCTGAATGATCTTATAAGTAGTCTGCGCCGTATAGAATTGTATATTATATTGGTTATAGTATACCCGATAGATAGAATGAATTGGATCATATACTGATATAGTGATCATCCTACCATTGCCATTTCTCCGATAAACCCCCGCCATACCTTACCCCCTATAATTTGGATCAAATGAAGCCACTATAAGCTCATCATCATCATCATTGAATGACAATGTAGCTCTACCGCTAATCTGTACCTTCCTTCCGTCATTGTACTGAATATATGGAACATACTTCCGGGTAACTATTTTAGCATGCGCCCCGATAGTGAATAGGAATCCATTCAACCGATCCCGTGTTGTATTCGTATTCCAGCCACATAATGACAAGTAGTATTTACCCTTATCATACCATACGATTCTATTATCATGCAAGCATAATTCCCTATTGCCGTTAGAGAATACCCTTACATAAGTATTATCGTTGTAATACTTATGTCCTCTGATCAATGCGTGAACAGCTTCACGTGTTATTACTCTCATTTCATACCCCCGTAAAATTGTTTATAGGTAAACTACCTATGATCTATACAATGCCGATAAACTATAAAACTTAATGGTTTATCGGCAAGATTCCTCTATGCCATATCTATCCTTACTCTATACTCCGTATCGGTACTTATCCGAATATAGCGGAAGTAGACCGCTATCAGTTAGCATGTATACAGTACCATTAAAGACCGTATATAAAACGCTATTGATACAATAGAGGAATCCCCTTCCCACTACTTCCCGATCTCTATTGTATATGTATACCCTATTTCCGTATAGCATGGAATACCCAAGCTCCATTGTACTAGTCCTCTTATTCGTCATTTTTTGACCTCCGTGAATAATCCCTGCTCTATGGCCTTATTGATAAGCTCTAGCCTATAGTCAATCTTATGTACCGCTCTATTAGTTTTCAATGTCCTTACAGAGTAAATAGTGTATAGTCTTGTATCGCTCATATAGGCAATAATCCTATGATCTACCCGATTATCGGCTTTTACTATTTTATTATATATCATTTCATACCTTCCTTATGATAACCGATATGAATACGGTCTATTGAGTACCGTATACATGGAAGCTACTTCATAGCCCCGACCGTTCTGATCAGCTTCAATAGCTTCGTTCCAGAATCCATAATAACACCGAGATGATTTATACTCTGGTTTTACTATGCCATTCAACCATTCAAAAAATGCTAACCTGTCATTCATGCTATACTTCATTGTATACTCCCTTATGATATTATAGCATGGATTGACAACAGGATCAATCCATGCTATCCGATTATCATACGAATTCCGAATTGACTACTTCCCTCTGTAAGATAATAGATTCTTGATTCAATGCCCTCTTTAACAGATCAATAATTGCATAGGCTTGATCATCGGTTATATCATACAGCTCTACCTTTAACGATGTCTCTATAACGATACTTCCGTTATTATGCTTGTATACCCCGTGTCCTTCAAAAACAGAGCATCCGTCCACATTAGAAGTAACTAGATTATAGATAATCTTGCATGCTTCAACAGTGCTGATCTCTTGACGTTTGGTATCCTTATCATTCAATCCCACATATAACGTTATCTTATTCATAGCATACCCCTTGACTAGCAAACTTCAACACTTCATACGAAGTGTTATAATACTAATATACAACAAACTATTCAAAAAAACAATACCCTTTACTCGCAAATTAAATCAACTAAAAATATACTTCATTCACTAGCAATATAAATCATTGACTAGCAATATACGTCATTGACTAGCAATATACGTCATTGACTAGAGAGAATGTCTCAAGCCCCGTTGTATTTATCTATGGGTCATTTCAGTATTGTCAATCAAGACAATGGAGCTTGATCCTTGACATTCAATTCGGTATTTATAAACCACGCTTTCACCTTCAAAAGTCTCCGGGGGTCTTGGCTCATTGCCCCTGCCCCGTGGTTTCCGTCAACCGATGCGCCATTTTACCACATGGTACAAACCGCCCCGATTTTTGAATAGTCCAATATAAATATATAAACATGTGCAAATGCACTTGGATAACACCTCTCGGAAGATCTCAACATTTTTATTTTGTCAAAATACTTGTAAATATACCCTTGATCTTCACACACTTTTATGCTAGCATCATAGAATGATATACTTAAATAACGAGAAAGCAGATGTCAAACTCATCGCCGTATTCAAATACCTAACAACTCTCATCCAAGGTAAACATCCCTTGAACCCCCCACCACACCTGTTGCGCACCGGAAATCCTGCTATAGATAAAATGTTCTCCTCTCTCATACGCTAACATTTATTATGACCCCCTCTTACTCTCAATAAATCTTAACATTTTACCTTCACCCATAGGTCTGACCTCCTGCCTCCTTCTCACCTACCCTCTCAATTTTCCCCACTTTTCCCTACGTTTTCACACTTTGCACCACCATCCTCATGCTCCAAGCCCCTATATCACCCACCACCTACCACTATTCTGCACCCATCAATCTCAAAAAATCACAAAAAGATCATTTATTTTACGATCAAAAACCGGGATTTCCTTGGGTCGATCTAGAGGTATAATATACCTCTAAAAAGGCCCCTAAATTTAGCTGGATCGACCCTCAAAACACATCATATCTTTTGGCGATCTTCGTTCACGGGACTGCTCATCAAGGGTCACGAGCCATCCTTAATCCTCCATTCAATCCGGGCTTGAACCATTCAGTCTTGGCCTTGAACCATCCTTAATCTGCCATTCGGCTTTGGGCTGGAACCTTTGGGCTTTTCATCGGCCTTGGTTCCGGGGCGGAAATCTTCTATATAACAGAATTGCGCCGAGGGTGATTACGCTGATATGACAAACGTCAACGTATGTCATGGTGAAATAATAACTACAAATTATGGGTTGATTCCCTGAACATTGTGTGATACTGTTATACTGATCCTCTACTGGATTTATGGTGGGCCTACGAGCCGTTATTCTTTGTCCGAGGGTAACGGTTCCCACCATTTTGAGGGTCAGGAGACAGAGGGTTAGGATCACCCACAGGAATATGAAGGAGAAAATAATGAGCGAGAAGATGAGCAACATAGTTAAAAATATCGCAGATTGGGCAACGATCATAGTTCCGGGGCTATTGATTATCGGGGGCGTGCTATGCCTCACAGGTGTTCTTTGTTTGAAGGGTGTATCAGAAAATACTGATAGGATATATCAGATAGTTATGATTACTGCTGGTAGTATTAGTGAAGGGGCGAGTTTGATTTATAATAAGATAAATAAATCAAAATCGAAATAACGTATAACAGTAGAGGAGTTAACGGACAATGGGTATTATTCAATTTAAGTGTCAGGTGAGTAACACACTCCCTTTCACAGCGTTGCTGCCGTTTCAGGGCGGCCTCAAGAAGCGTTCGGAACAAGATATTAAAAGTCTTGCAGAGTCATTGTTACATGATGGTTTGAAACAACCATTGAGCATTTGGCATAAACCTAATGACGGAACGATGTATGATGCAGAGTGGCATAATTCACAGCCGCATTATGTGTTAGATGGACATAGACGTATTGAGGCGATACAGTGGATCGCTGATCATAACGATCCTTCGGTGCTGAATGATGAGTACCCGGTGGTGGTTGTTATAGAGGATACGTTGGAGGAGGCGAAAAATTCGCTGCTCCTTATGTCTATACCACGGGGGCATATAACCCCGAAGGGTTTAGTACAGTTCGTGGCTGATTGTCCTAAGATAGATACTGCTAAACTTGGGATTAAATTGAAGGTGGGTGATGTAGCACCTGTGGTTCCGAGTGTGATAGATAATCAGTGGGCGGTGCTTAGATTGAGGCTGCCGAAGGATAAGGTTGCAGAGGTTACGAGTATTTTGTCAGGTGTTTCGTTTGTAGAGATTTTGTAATAAATGGTGGGTTATGATAAGTAGTGACTCTACGTTGAATATGACTCGTGATTTGAGGACTTTCCTCTTGGAAAGGTCGGTTCGTGATGTATCAGAATTAGGCATACAGGATGACATATTCGATTCTATTTACTCTCTTGCGAATAAGAGGGGCGTGACACTACAGGAATGGGTTAGCAGGGATAGCAATGGCGTATGGCGCACGGCACAGACGATTGTGGCTTCATGGGAGAAAGTGTTACAGCAAGCCGCTATAACTGGCTCTGTGGATACTACGCAGGGTAGGTCAGAGGTAACACGTCAGACTGTGCGTTTAATCGAGAAATCAGTTACTAATGCTAGGGACGATTTGAAAGTTGTGGAGTGGATGATCTCAACGGGGCAATCGGATCAGGCTCGTAAGGATAGATTGATTGAGGCGTTGTATAGTAAGGCGTTGCGTGGCGATGTGAAAGCCGCTACGTATATTATGGATCGGGTAGAGGGCAGGATTCCCGAAGCACGATTGCAGGATCTTGATTATAATAATGCTGGTACGGTATTTCAGATTGTGCATTACCTGTTTGATAAACAGTTGGAGGTGTTGAATACTGGGCCGGGAACCGTGATGGTGTGTTGCTCACGCAAGGCTGGTAAGACAGAATTGTGTGCAGCTTTGTTGTTGATTGAAGGGTTGCGGAATACTAATACCACCTGTTTGTGCATTGGTGAGACGATGCAGCTACAGGATGGGTTGATTAATAAAGCGATGAATAATATCATCGATAAACTTAAATTACGGGATAATAAGGGAGATAGGCTTAATTGGCGCAAGTTGAGTAACGGTTCAGAGATAATCATTCGTGGGTTGTCTAATACTAAAGACCCGGATTTAATAAGAGGGCTTAATGCGAAAGTCATTATCATTGATGAATTCTTCCATCTCAAGAGCGAATTATTGGAGTACATGCAGACGGAGGTTCTTGAGCCCATGCAACTCGCCTATGCTTCGGACTATAAGTTGCTTCTTGTTGGTACTCCTCCGAAGATTAAAGGCACGTATGGTGAGAAAGTTTGGCAGCATTTAGATGTGCCTCACTTTGAATGGACGTGCTTTGATAATCCGTACTTAGGTGATGTTAATGCGTTTGTCACAGAGAAAGCACGTGAGAAAGGGATTGAGATTACGAATCCGTTTATACAGCGTGAGTACTTTGGCAAATGGGCCTATGACGAAGATGCGTTGTTATATCCTGAATACCATACGTGGAACGATGATGCGGTTCCGACAATCGATCTTACTCATATTTATTTTGGATTGGATTATGGCGTGTCGGATAATGACGCAGTTATTGGTGTTGCATGGAGCGATACACAACGGCGTGGGTTTATCTTTTACGAGTCTAAGTTTAATCGGTTGACTGTGGAAAAGAATATGACAATGCTCATGCAGTTGAAGAAAGAAACTAAATTGATATGGGCGTATTCGTTAGATTGGTTAATGCAGAAATTACATCTTAATCCTAAAGAAGCAAATAAACTTATCCAATGGGAAGCAGATAGTAGCGATCAGCAGTTGACACAGGAGTTGTTAGCTAATGTGAAGTTGGATAACTACCCGGATTTGAAATTACAGATTGGTAATGCACACAAAGTTGATAAGATTTTGATGCAGGATAAAGTCCGGGACATGCTCCGTACTGGTGACTTGTTGCTTCCTGAAAACGGTGCTACAGTTCGTGAGTGCGAGATGACAGTGCTAAAACGTGATCCTAATGGTAATTTAACAATAGAGATAGATGATAAGACATATCATCCAGACTTATTACCAGCGTTGCGATATGCTATGTGGCCCGCCGTTGGATTGGAGGTTTTGAATGGCAGTTAAGATCCCGTTTGAAAAAAACGATGTTACGGGTATGTATGAGCCGGGGCGTATCAAGATTGCTACTATTGATAGTTTAACAGATAAGTTGGCGAAAGAGGCCAAGGAACAAGAAGTAGATAAGCAGTACGCTAAGGCGAAAGTTAAAGGCATCGATACGTATTCGTTAAAGGATAATAAGGATTTGAGCAAGATAGATGAGGAACAGTATAATGCTTATCATCGTCAGCTTAAAGATGCTGTGGAAAAAATGCAGAATCCTGAATTGCGTATGAAGTTTTTTAAGAATCCCGATCTAGTGGATAGATTGTTACGTGAGCGTATACAGCTTCAACGAGATCAGGAGTATGAGGATTTACTCAAAGGTATTAAGGGTGCGCCGATGGAAGATGTACCACAACTTAGAGAAGTTGGTAAGAATGAGATCGTACTAGAGCCTGATCCTCCTAGTGATATAGGAGTGAAAGATATAGTGCTTAGTGACGAGGATATAAAAGTTATCTTAGATGGCGTTATGCAAGGAGAATCAGATGAGGAGTAATGACGAAACTATGGCTATTCTCACTAAGGGTTTAGATGATGAAGAAAAAGCACCTGATGTTGTTGTAGAAACGGAAGGTGACTCAATGCCTAAGTCAGATATGAGTGCGGTTGAGGCGTTGGGTGATAAACCTGATTTGGTGAGTGGTAATGAGGAAGATGTAGAGACCGAAGAAGAAAAAGATGATGCCATTGTCTTTGATTTTGATCAGTCTACAAATCCGTTACGTACAGAGATACTTCGGATGAAGAAAGAAGGGTTGAAGTCAGATAGTGACGTGGCTGATTTTGAGGAAGCGTTGAGTGCGCTTGGTAAGCTATTTGCAGGGAAGTCAGCAGAAAAGAAACCAGTTAAAAAAGATGATGGCATCGACATGGAAAAATATGCAGCCTCTATATTGGGGATAAAGTAATATGGGGATCTTATCGGACATACGATCTATTAAACAAAGCCTTGATGAGATAAAGAATGACGAGGTGTATAAGCAGTTAGTCAATGTTCAGAACGAGCGTGCTAAGATACACAAGGCGTTGGATTTATTAAAGGAACAGGAATGGTCAGTAGAGTTTCTTGTTGCTTTATTGAATAAAGCCGTTTATTTCAAAAAGAATAATTGTCAGGTCTTGTTGAGAAACAAGAACGGTCAAGAGTTGTTGATTACTTGTGATATACCTATTACACAGGATATTAGTAATAAGGATCAACAGTTAGATGTATTAGCAGGGAATGTGACCTTGGAAGCGTTGCTGGATGCTGCGGAAGTCCAAGGTGTATTATAAATAACATAGGAGGAAATTATGTTTTATTATGATCCTACAGTAAAAGAGATTGCGCCGTTTGATGAGCATGGTCGGGGGGTCGTGGCTCCTCTTACGTCAACCGAGTTGCAACAGTTGGCTGATAATAGTTACGACCGGATGAAAGAAATCATTCTTGGCGTGACGAAGGATACTGGCCTTGGTACACCGTTTGAGGGATTCAAGAAGTATGAAGGTGAGTTGTGGAGCCTTGTAGCAAACTTCGTATTGGCTACGGAAAAACTTTAGGGGTAATATATGGATAAGGATATGTTACGCCAGCGTCAGTTTATTGGCATTATGGGTGCAATACTGCCTATTGCTATCTGGATTAGTGCCGGGGTATTTGGAGGGCATGGATTTTTTCTGCCGTCAATTTCCGCAACGTACTACATGAATTCAGTGGCGATATTTATGATGTTGATGGGTGCGGCAAGCGTGTTCCTGATATTCTATCAGGGATATGATTTGACGGATGCCCGTATATCTAAAATCGCTGGCGTTGGTGGCCTCGTGCTTTCCTTGTTTCCAGTGAGTTATGGTTCAACCGTGCATAACTTTTTGCAGTTACCAATGTATATTACTAATGTGTTGCATCTGACTGGTGCGATTATGTTTTTTGCGGGTATTAGTTGGATGATGTTGTTTCAGTTTACGAAGTCGGCGAAAGACATTGAGAAGGGGTCACGTAAGGCATTGCGTAATAAAATATATAAGGTATGTGGTATTACGATGATTGCGGGATTGATTGCTGGTTTCGGCGGTGCTAGGATCTTTGGTTTTTCACCGTGTATTTATTTTGGTGAGGCTATTGCATTGTGGGCGTTTGGTGTTGGTTTTTTGGTTAAAGGTAATGTGCTGTTGAAGGATTTGAAGTAATGGATGAGGTGAAGAAGAAAAAAGCATTTTCTTTACGCTTATTACAGATAGCATGGGTGATAGAGGTTGCGGCAATTATTGGATATACAATGGTTGCTGTACCTTTAGCGGAGACAGTCCGATTAGGCTTATGGTTACAAGCGTTACCATTGCTTACCGCTCTCGTAGGTACGCAGGGTATTATTGCTGGTGGTGGGCCGTTGTTGGCTGATAAGTTAAAGAATGGTCATAAGGAAATGTGATGGATAGTTTTGTCAAAGGGTTTCGTGTAAAAGAAACTCCTACTGGTGAGAAAGTACTAATCCCATTCTTTACTCCAGCTAGATCTACAAGAGAGCGAGAGCGGCAAATATCTAGGGTAGGTCAGCGAGAGCAGTTTGACGCAGAGCGTCCCGGAGATTTTCATTTAGAGTCAAGTAGTTTTGGAAGTCAGCCGGGGTTTTCTGCTGCGAAGATAGATCCTGAAAGTCAGTCAGAGTTATGGGATTATCTTACGGGTAATAGTAGGGATACTAAACGCTATCCTGTTAGGATTCATAAGGTATTAGGTAAACGGACGGATGATGAAGGTCTTGCTGGTGATTGGCATGTGTATCTTAATGAGATGGAACCACAAGAAGAATCTATTGATCCGTTTGAAGGTCAGGATAGATTAAAACAGAAAATATCTGATAGATCTAAGCGTACATATAGAGGAAATGTACCTAAAGAAAAGTTGGATATGATGCGGAAATTACATAGCTTAAGTAATTCGTCTAATGAGAATTATTGGAAGGCTATTGCAGCAGTATATGATTGGGCAGAAAATAATAATGTAAATGTTACTAAGAAAGAAGTTGAAGATAGCATTATGCGGAGAGCGCATATACCAGAGAGTCAGAGAGAAGAAATGAAGGCTCATGTAAAAGATAGAGATCCTAGTTCGGTGAGCCTTTATGACGCTCCTGTAGAGTTGTTAGATGAGGCAACTAAACAGCAACGTAAAAGAAGTCAAATACGTGAGTTGCTTAGGCGAGGCCCACAGTATTCAGTATATAATGAGATACGGGAAAAATTATTAGTTGAAGATGCTTTGAGGAGTATTGAACCAGAGAGGTTAGAAGCTTATTTAGAGGCATTTTTGGATGAGTATTCTCCTACTAAAGTTATTCAACGAGATGTAAGAGATCGTACACTTGAGGCTATGCCAGCTTTGCTTAAAGAAAATAAGAAAAAGTTTATGAGTAATGCTAAAATTGGTGGAGTGAGCGATGAAGATATGAAAGTTATCAATCAGACATTGACGCCTCATTCAAAAGGTGTGAGTCAGGTGGTGCGTAATGGCTAAAATTAATTTTGAGAAGAATAAAATCACAGGTTTTTATCAACCGACACAATATCCTGTGCGTCAAGAGGATCATTATGAGTCAATGATGGTTCCAGAAGGCATTAGATCAGACTTCTATCGCCTAACATCGTTGATTGAAGATAAATATACGAAGGAATATCTAAAAATATGTGCATTTTATAATAAATTGTTTCCATCATTGAAAGATTATGACTGGTCAAGATCATCATATAACACTGTACCATTCACATTACAGGATCAAGAGCGTACAGATACAGGAACCGGGCTGTCATCTAACTATTTGAAGGGGATTATTGATTTGGTTGTGTCAAGAGTAGGTAATACTACCTTCGATTATAAGTTAACTGCTGATGTTCCGACAGCTTTGTACCTAATTTATCGTGATGAGATAGAAAGAGTGTTGAAAGCAACGGTTAGAAAGCATAAATTGAATAGAATTGCGGTTGAATCATTCCATGATGCGGCTATTTTAGGGTTCTCACATGTGTTTATCGACCCGTGGTCGCATGAAATACGCAAAATAACCGATTGGGAGTTGGGTGTATATGAGTCAGAGTTCGCAGACGGCAAGCTAAAACGTGTTTTGATACGTGATTGGTCGTTTCCAGTGAGCGCATTAGGGCCGTACATACATGGTTTTAATGACGAGAAGGTTAAAAACCTTGGTAATACGAAGCAAAGAGTGGATTTGAGGCTGTATATTGACTGTTTTAGGCATAAAAAGTACGTTGCGATAGGGTCAGATATGGGGCCGGAGACCGATTATCCGTTTGATCATGTGCTTTTATCGTCATTTTCGTGGGATTTAGGGGTCAGAAAGACCACTGTATCGTCACTCTTTGACTTATTATACCCCTTACAACGGGCATTAAACAAGCTTTTAGCGAAGAAAACACAGTTATTAGTCAACTATAAAGGCCCGGTTCCAGTGTTTAATCGTGAGTCAGAGGTGGTTGTAAAGCAGATTGGGAACGCCGCAGGGGAGTGTTTATTCCTTGATACGGTGCGAGATCCCGCAGAATTGATGACTGTATTGCAGCCAACACCGTTAGATCCGCAGTTAAGTGCGGAAGTTGAGGCATTAAAGGGTCAAATGTTTGAGTTGGCAGGGGTACAGAACATATCTTTGGAGCTAGAAAGCATGAGATCTGCGGCGCAGATGGTTGCTTTGAACCAATATAATGACTCCGGGTTCCAAAGTCAGTTGGCTTCGCTCGCTCATCATATACAAGAGGTGATTTTATACTATATTCAGTATAAAGCGGTGATAGATGAGGGGAGTGGATGGGAGAAAGTGCATAAATTGATTGATGAGGCATACATTGATGTACTTCCTGTCCATGATAATGACGCTACTGGTGGCGCAGGGGCAGAACCAGAGGAATTAAACTATCAACGGGTGCAAGTGGAGCGGTTTGTTGCTGGTGTGTTGATGGGAGAGGCATGTTATTGTGATCTAAACTTTACTATCGAGCCGAATTTACTCCGTCAGGTTGCTTCATTGAGATTGGTGCAGATAATGTCTGTTGGCGGCTCCGAAGATTGTGCAGAAGTGAAGCGGCTTATTGATTTCCTGATGATGTTGTATGTTGAGGATATGAAATTAGGTAATATAATGTTGGCGCAGCCAGCTATGGCAGAGGGGGAGTTGCCTCCGATGGAATCATTGCCGCCGCCAGAAGAAGGTGGAGGTGAGGAAGCCCCGATTGTGGAAGGTATGTAATGGATAATGCAGATGTATATGACATACCGATAAATTCTCCTCTTGAACCATCATTAGAAGATGCGATTGTCAACGTACAGCGTCCAACCTTTTCATATAATCCACAAGCTCCTGTCAGTGGGTTTCTTTCTAATTCAATTAAATATGAAGGTGATGGAATCTTTGCTGATTGGTATAGATATGATTATCGAGTGTTATATACACATGTAATTAAGTATAATTCTGATGAATTAGATCCATTTCCGCAACCGCAGATCTTGGAAGATGAGATTATACGCAATTTTTGGTTCTATGAGGATGTACCATACGCTCTGCATGTGTCGTTTCCGTGGACGCAGTACTTAAAGAATCTTGAATTTACTGCTGGTTTTGGTGATATATTAGAGGATCAGACTAAAGTAGGTGATGTAGTTGATCCTATGGTTGAACGATTGCCTGATTCTACAAATCTTGTAGATGTATTGGCTCCAACGGCGAGTACATATTACCCATCTGAAAACCCTGTACCGGGGGAGATGTATGAGAAATATATTATTACGGGCAGTACATATAAATGGGGCAATACTACTATAAATCCTGATAATCCTCAAGATTATATGTTCCGTTTGTTAGTAGATCCATATACTCGGTTGATGGAGGAATATCAAGAAGATGGGAATGATAGCTGGCCCGCATATGTTCCTAATGATTATGAAGCTTTCATGGATTTTGGGCAAGATGTTATTACGGCTACGGTGCTTCGGAAATTAAAAGATGAAGATAATTTAGTAATGGTATATCCATTATTGATTGAGCATAATGTTGCGAATGATTTAAGTATTTCAAGAGTAGAGAAAGAGAATGGTATTACTACATTGACTTTTGCAGATGGCGAAAGTAATATACAATTACAAGATGATCATACTGATCCTATACTAAGTAATCATTTAGGTTTAGATCCTTTGGGCTATGTAGTTAATCCAGATGTTGTGGATACAGTAAATGAGTCTGTTGAAATTACTGTGCAGAATCCGTCATCTACACAAGTAGATTTAATGGTAAGTGTTAAAGAAGCAATTACACAGGTTAATCCTTTAGCACGAAGGCCGTATAGATTAGCTGTTACCCCCGCTTTAACTGATCGTGCAAAAGCATTAAGCCTTCCACAGCCGAGTGTAGTGTTAGGTGCTTATGAAGCTGGACGACAAGATTGGCCCACTATAGATAATCAGCCATATTTGGATGGCGTATTACATTTATCGGGTCAGTTTTCATCATCTTTTATGATTGTTACTGCATTAGATAATTTATCGTTTAATGGGATTGATGGGTTTATTCAAAAAGTTGTAATTACTCAAAATGCTGTGAATGAAGATTCTGGTATAAATACTCCATTTTATGCGTGGAATCAAAATTATCTTAGTAATGGTAGAGCTTACAGAATGTCTGTTCGTTCTGATTCACGATGCGAGATTAAAGACATTGATAAATACGGACGAGACAGTTTGAAGGTTGTTAAGATTTTTGATGATATGTTAGTTCCAGAACAAGGTATATCTGGTAATAATTTCCATTGGGGGTGGGATGATGTTAGATTAAGTGCATTTGAGAGTGGCTATTATCCTAAATCTACAAATAGCATTTGTTTGAAAACAAGTATTACCTCTGTTGCAAAAACATTATGGCCTATATATTATTGTCCAAATTATACATTTAGATTTACTACGGCTTCTATTTCAGATGATGACTCTCCTCCATACGAAAAAGATGGTTTCGTTTATCCTATGAAGAATAGGGAAGTGGCGGTCATCTTTAATGGTATATTTCCCTACTATAAAGGTACAACGGCGGATATACAGTGGGGTTCTGGAGATTCGGCTATTTGGAATAGATGTGCATTTGTGCCGGGAGCTTCATATCAACGTGGTTCCCAAGGGCCTACAGATTTTCAACCGATAACTGGTAAAGAGTTCATATTTAAGAGTTCTCTTATTGAGAATATGGATAGTGTGAATGATGGATCTATAGATCCTGACTTTCATTTTAAGTTAGAAGTTAGTGGTGACGATGTATATATTTATCAGATGCGTGCTTATACGTGGGAAAAAATAGAAGATGATGGGGTGACTATAACACCTAAAACTGGTTATCTTACACGTAGAGTGAGGGCTGCTACAATAAATCGTACAGATCCATATTCTATTACTAATTATGGTAGAATTAGATTAGTACTAAATGGTGAACAGCTAGATCCGGGGAGTCCTCCTGATAATGGTTTATTTGTGTCAGGTTCCCAATGGTTTCCTCGATTAGCAACAGCGACAGGCGTTACCACAGCAAGCACGGTTATTACTATTACTGCGGCACTTCCGTGGGATTGTTGGAGGGTAGACGATGATAGTAAGAATGATGGATTTATAGAGGAGGAAGAAGATAGTAGAAACTTTGTGAATAGTGGTCTTATTTATGAGGATATTGGGGAGGGTAGTTTCTATAAATACTTTGAGAATGATTATGGTAATGAGGGCTTAGATTTACAGAGTATCGATCTATACCATTGGTATAATTTTCGGTTTAATGTGGATGATTTATTTAAGGATATATTTTCTGAAACAATGAATGATAATGACGAGCCTTATTTTACATCTAATAATTATATTGAAGAAGATAAGTTATTACGTTTTGATTATACATTTAAGTATCCTGAAAATATGTGGTATCGTCCTGATCAAATCAGTTGGGGTCTTGATAATGCTGGATCTTATTGGGGGAATAGAGTTTCTTTTGAGGGTGGCCCTAATTATTTATTTAATCAAGTAGGTACTGCGGCAGAGACTATCCAAGATCCTAATAACTCTCAATTTATTGCTTATGGTAGTGGTATAGAGCTTGATACTGCTGTGTATAAACAAATAAGCCTTCAAAAAATACAAGGTTTGCAAAATGTGCAATTTACTCATTGGGCGAGTATCAGTTGGGGTAGCGGTATACCATTTTACGGAGTGTCTTATGCGCATAAGGCTATTGTAAATTTAGCTATCAAGGGGAATGAGAGTGTTGGGTTTACGTTAAGATGCCATGAAGTAGAGAGTGGAGATTGGTCATTAGATGTCACATCTGAAAGCTCTTTAATGGAGCTAAAAAATATAGAAATGAATGAAGATCTTACTGGGGGTATTATTAATGTAAGTTTTACTCAAGTGCGACAACAAAAATCATCAGGACAAGAGCTTGGTATTACATTCGATTTTATTCCACGTAAGTTTTTATATATTGATGAGATTGCGTTTAGATCATCGAATAAAAATATAATGCAGATACCATTAGGACGAGTACAGGAGGTTGGTGTCGAAGCAGTATTTCAACCGTGGGATTTCCTAAATACGCTTACTAATGCTGGTGGTACGTTAATCCCAATGCTGCCCGGTCAGTCAGTGCAATATGCACTAGATGATCATGAACAGGACATGTTCTTTAATTTCTCTGGTGTGTCGCCATCTGAAATTGCTACATATCTTACAACAATTAATCAGGCAACATTAGGTAGGCCGGGACGTACCGAGGTTACGTATCGTGCTGGTGGATATTCATTCGATATGCAAATGGGTAATATCGGAGTAGTTACTCGTGAGAGCGTGGAGCGTCCGGCACGGTGGATTCTGCCGGGGTTGAGTGATGCTACAGAACGATTTATTAAATTGCGTAGAATGTTTATGTTGCCGCCATCTGGAATGGTAAGTGATTATGAATTTATTTCTGCAAATGGTAGTCCAGATGTAATGGATATGGTGTTCAAAGATAGCCGGGATGATGAGTTTATTATTCAGTTATTGAATGGCGTGTATGCCTATAAGCAAGAGAGTGATGAAATTGAAATTGGCAATACCACTGATTATGTTCGTAGTGTCGGTGAGTACCCTGTCAGTGTCGAGGAATTAGATTTAATTGACGATGTTCGTAATGCAGAAATAGACGAGGATGATGAGTCAAGTGAGGAATTACAGCTACAGTTGGACGAGGAATATAATAAGAGTCCTTATAATGTTTCTGAAAATGGGAGTGTTGTACGATTCCTATTTAGGGATTCTGATAAAGGCGTTATTACCTTTTTGCCGAAAGGGATATATCAGAGGGCGAGTGAGGATATAAAATATATTGGGCTTATAGCAACAGATACAGATGTTGATGTTCAATTTGAATACATGCCCCGTACAGAGTATGACAAAGAGGAAGAATTAAGGGAGCCGAAAACTTCTAGTGTGACAGTAGAGTTCGATGGCGAGGCTTATATTCGATGCCTAGCGCATGATCTCCGCACAGGTGATAAAAAGGCATTATCACTGTCATCGCCGAAAGATGATTTTGCAGTATTGACAACGCAGTTTGATAGTGATGCGGCGACAGAAAACTTTTGGTATATCGATCAGGATCATATCTTACAACTTACCGCAGATAGTTTAATTCTATTGGAACGAAATACTGATTTAAGTTATATTGATACAGACGGTGAAAGAAAACCGAAATCGTCTAAAGATGGTGGTTATTGGGAGCAAATAAAATCACGCCCAAGGGAAGAAATTTTCGGTAGTAGATCTGATGGGTTCAAATATGGTGTTACGTGTGCGGTGGAGGAATTGCCATATCTTTATGTAATTGAACCGATTGATACTGGTATTAAAATACGTTATGTATCTACCCGGACTACTGATTTATTATTTGAAGAACAAATTACTAATCAGTTTAGTCCGACATGGAATGAGAAAACATTTAAGTTTACTACAGTTGAACGTAATGGATTTTCCAGTAGTACATTATCATTTATTGGTCAGCCTCCTGTTCCATCATTCTTTGTGAACAACATTGAAGTGACATCGACATTGTATGAAGGCACAGTATTGCTTGGGATTAGATATGACCGTGGTGTTCATCAATGGACATTGGTATTAAAATCTCGTCCATTTGTATTTAATGGTTATGGGTGTGTCGGGATCGATGGGACGGTTACGGGTGGTGCTATACCAGCGTATGCTATGAATATGCGGCAGGGAATGAGGGTGTCGCTTCGGGATAAGCCAGAGTTAAGTGCTGCTATGACACAGAAAAAGCGTGCGTTTATTTCTGGTCAGTCATTATGTTTTGTTGATGATGTGTTTAATGGTGGTATATGTGTTGGTGCAAAGTTTGACGGAAATCAATTCCGATTAAAAAATCTTCCGTTACGGTTTAGCAGATATAAAGCGAGTGAAAGTGCAAAAGGATCAGGGATTGACACCAGAGTTAAAGGTGAATTCATTTTCCCGAATCCTCTTGTGGTATTCCTTGCTACTGCTTGGGTGTGGGCGAGGACAACGAGTGCGGCAGTATTGAATTATTGGTCTGTTAATATGATGACCGAGGATGAAGATTATTATGAGGATGAACAGAAGGCAGAACGTGTAGCTGGTATGATTAATAATACATTGTATCGTGTGGCGTTGGCTCTTATGGCGAATACGGCTACAGCGACAAGTATAGCTGCTGATAAATTAGGTAATGTTATGGATCGCATAGTTAATGACAGTAGTAGTAATAGGAAAGATCGTTGGAATGGTGTGCGAGAAGGAGAAACGCAAGAGGAGAAATCGCAGAGACGAAAAGATGCATGGAAGAAAGTATGGCAAGAGCCAGAGTGGGATTCACAAGAGGAAAAAGAATCAGCAAAGTTAGGTCGTATCTCTATGAATAGAAAGTATTATAGAGATAAAATTGCCGAAGGTATTATGGCAATGTTTAATGCTTCTAATTCTGGTATGCATAGCCAGCCACGTGCGTTGTCTGTTGCTAAATCTCGGCTTGGTTTGTCAGGTGTATATAGTATTTCTGCAAATCAAAATGTGTTCGCTGGCCCCGGATTTACACAGATTCAATTTGTGCAGGGCAGCCGTATATCTGGTAGTTATAGTAATTCACATGGTGCGCAGGGTGGTGGTTCTCAATTAGGAATCCGCATACCGCCGATACCAATTCCATTTGTCGGGCCGCTTGACATAAATAATACTGGTCTAGTTGGAGTACAGCCCGTGCAGGGTGTAAATACATTTGATGTTAAAATGGAGTATCAGCCGAATGTTAATGTTGGTTCTAAGCATATGGTGTATTCATATCCGACACAGGATATTCATTCACATATAATTAATCAAACTGAATTAATGCCTGTCACACAACCAGAGATGGTTGAATTGTATAAGGATGAAGGTTTTCCAATTACACGAAATTATGAGAAGCGTATATTAAAGTTTGCGACACAGACAAAACGTACAGAGTTTTATGATAATTGCAGCCTAGTACAAGGTGTAGATAGCTTCTTTGCCGAAGATTCGTTACTGGATTTACCTGTCAAAATAGATACGGGTTATCCAGTATTCAGTGAGCCGGGGTTATTTGACTTTTGTGTATATCCATCGGCGCAATTATTTTATTCTGCCATTGCTGGTGAGATATTTGGTGTGAGTGTTCGGGATACATTGATATTGGATGGTGCGCCGAGTAATGTGGTAATTAAAAATGAAGTACCGTTAGTTGCCTCAACATACACGTGTGTGGAAGTTACGAATGAGATCAGTAATGATACATTATTCCCAAGAGTATTCTCTGGTGATACAGTATTGTTTAATACTACAGGGTATAACACGATCAAAAAGTTAGGGACGTATCATGGGTTTGATGGTTACACAAATAGGATTGCTAAATTAACTGGTGAGGTTGGTGTAGACGCAGAAGTCCAAAACTCTGTATTTAGTCATGTTGCACAGGACGCCTTTAAGACGGCAGCCCTTCCTCCTCCCACATCATACTTTGGGAAGTTTACGGCGGTTCCTGAATTAGATACATATTTACATAAGGTACAGATATATTCACGGTATCTTGGTAATATGGGGCGATCTCCTGAAAACTTGCAAGGTTATAGATACTCTATTCCGATAGTACATAATAATGTGGCAATACTCCCGGCCGCTGTTCAGGGAATTGCTACGTATAAAGCGCATGTTATTGATGGTATTACATCATTAACAACAGATTTGCGTACAACAAACCCACGTGCTAAAAAGCCGATAGCGCATGACTTTGTGATTTACGGTCAGGCGTATAGAGCTAATGCAGAATATATTTCACGGGTAAATGCTTCGATGGGAACCATATCGTTACAAGATGTTGTGGCTACATTAGGCTTGACATATCTTGGCTCTACTCCGAAGATTGCATGGTTCTATTCTCCGACTATTCATGCGTTCTATACATTTACTGGATCAGATACATTAGAGAAAGTGAATACGGCCTTTAGATTCAAAGATGTAGTGTCAGGTACATGGGACTTTGTGTCACAGGAAGTGGCGTTTAGAACGATAATGGAAAATAGACTTACTATAATACGTGTTGATCAAGATTTCATTGGACAGGTATATCCTCCGAATAAGAATGTAATGTCACTTCCATATATTAATTCTAACAATGATAAGATTTCTGCGGATTTCAAATACTATGGTTTAGCGTCAGGGCTTGCACTACAAGGGCCGAGACGTGGACAAATCAATCGCTTTGTATTGCAAGAGAATATGTTCCGTGAGGGTGAACATCCATTAGACGGGCCGAATGATGGTATACCTATGAATGAGCGTACAGGTAAATTCTTCACACATTGGTTCAAGCCAGAGAATAATAAGTTAAATGATTTTTGGGAGGAGAGGGATTATGATTGGGGTAACAGTAGGGTTAATCCTATCAATGGTTATTATATTGAGCCGTTTAAGTTAGCGACATCCTTCTTAGGTGTGGATGAAAATAAAGAATGTCAATTTGAATGGGAGATTAGTTTTGCTTTAACTGATCTAATGAAGAAGATATTGAGGGATCGTTATGTTACAGTTAATCTTGCGTCTGAATTGCAAACAGTCGGAGGATTCAAACAAAGTGAAGTTACACGATTGTATCTTAAAGAAGATTTATTTGACAGGCGTAGTGGGTCAAGCGGATATTACAACTTCCGATTCAATGGTCGCAACGGTGCAGGAAATAGTGAGAAGTTGTTTATTTGGTCAGACGGAATTGTGTCCATTCGACAACTCAAAGTGCATGTGTCTGTAATTAGTGAGGCGAGGACAGCTCCGTTGGTAACACGTCCTGATGTGCAGAACATTGAGGAAATGTAATGAGGTTTGAGGCGAATGATATTGATCCTGAAATGGTGAATATCATAAATGTAAATATAGCACGTATTGAGGAATGGCTGATGAGTGATATTCCTTTACAGGATCAACAACAGGTAATAATACTTGATGATGAATTTGAGAGGTATCCTTTTAAGAAACGTACAAGGGATATATCACAGCCAGTTAGGAGACGGCGGCGGGATTTAGAGGGTGAGAATCTTAATGCTCATGCAAAAAGTCTTGTCCCGTATCCTCCGTTTATTTTACCATAGATCAGTGGTTGATCGTGGCATGATTTTATGATATTGTAGAATTGGAGACGTGTAATGGCGATTGATAATCAACTATTAATTAATGCAATTCAGTATGCGAATCAATTCTTTACTCCTGACACACCTGATTGGGAGGCTTATGTTAAAGATATTCTCTCACGTCCTGTGAGTAATCAAGAAGGTATACAGGGTGGATATGGTGCAAATAAGGCAGATGTTGATGCTTTAACTTCTGAACAATTAAGTGCTGCGAATAGAGAAAGACAATCTCAATTAGCATATACGCAAACAGATAATCGTAATAATAATCAAGTAGTTTCTCAAGCGGATCGAGATAATGCACAAGCACAGTTAAAAGCCACACAAGATCAAATCGCTGCTCAAAATAATTCTCAATCCCTTCCTACGCAAACAGATAAAGGTCAACCATTCATGGTTCCACAAGATTGGAGAGGTATTGGTCAATCAATAGCGGGTGATATTTTACGTGGTGGTGCGGGCGGTGCTGGTAATGCGCCTACTAACGAAGCATTTACACGTAGTATAGGTGCGTTGGAAGAACAAGCAGCACGAGAGCGTGAGTATGAGTCTGCGGCAGCAGCACGGGCGGCACAGCCAGAAGCTGTACGTGCGGCAATGCTTACCGAAGCGACAGCGAGAGGAGCTGGGGAGCAAGCGAGGGCGCAGTTAGGTGGTGCGGCTGGTGCTGGTGCGGCAGCGTTGGCTGGTGCGCAACAGGCAGAACAAGCACGTGCTGGATTTGCTGGACAAGCAGCACAGATGGCACAGCAGTATAAACTTGGTGAGGAACAGAAAGCCTATGAGCGTGGGCTTACTGCACGTCAGACCGAGGCTGGAGCGAGAGCCGAGGAGAAAGAACGTGTAGCAGCGCAGCATGATTATCAGCAGATGCTTAAACGTAATAGAGAACAAGATGAGTTAATGAATAAGGCGGGGCAAGCCTCTGAAAAAGAGACATCTGATAAACGAGCGTATGAACAATGGAGAGTGCAGAATATAGATGCCCGTGGTAAAATATCTTTTGAAACATGGCGTGCGATGACTGATGATCAGCGTAGCCGTTATGGTGCAAATCCGGGTACTACAGGTCAGAATGGTGATACAGAGCGAAAACCGGGTGATGAGTCCGCAGATGCAGCAGCTAAAGCGGCGGCAGAAGGTACTCAAAGTGAAGGTGGAACAAGGCCCGATCCTTCTCAAACAGGTACTCCTATCGATATTAATTCTCAAGATGGCAGTACAGCATTAACTAATGCACAAACAAAATGGGTCGCTGGTACGTTTGATGCACAGCGTGATCTTGCCCGTTTAGGGTTTACGTCAGAGCAGTTATCTGTCATTCAACAACAAGCTGAAGCTGTAACGAGTCAAGGGAAAATTGCAAAGCAACAAGGTAAGTCTATTAAGTGGGATTATTCAGGACGTGCTGTTGATTATTTTAAGGCGGTTAAAGCTAATAATGTTAAGACGTTACCTGTTGAAATAGTAGATACTCCATCTGATAGACGAATTAAGACTAACATTATTCCGGTGCTTAGTGATTTTGATATGAAGCAAATTCAATTAGCGCAAAGAAGTATGATGAGGAGATTTGCATGAGTTTATTAGCAGCTTTACTTGCAGTAAAAACAGGTATGGACATTGCTGGACGTGTAGGATCTGCTGCTACTAAACTTGCTAATATAGGTGGGGCTGGGCCTAATAATAAGAATCCTAGTATGAGTGCGGGTATGGACGATGCTATACAACTGGCGAAATTAATGGGGTCAGAAGATAAGGAGCGTAATAAAGCGTTTAATGCTATAGATAAAATGCGTGAGGAGACTATTGCGGCTTCTGATATGCCAGCGACACCTGATCTTAATGTTGATCCTGACAAGGATTCTGACTCAAGAGTAAAGATGATCTTGAAGTCTAAGGGTAAAGATCAGGACTATTCATCGTTCGAGAAGTGGTATAATGAATTTGTAGATAAGAAAGGTGATGGGTTTGGTGATATTAAGACGATTAAAGATGATGAATTAGCTATTATAGTTAATATGTGGTTAGCTAAGGCTGGTAAATTACCGAAAGATCTTGAAACTAAAAAGGAAGAAGCTGAACAGACTGTAGAACAGATTGAGAAAATTGAGGATGCGCCTAAAGGTAAAATAGGGCTTGAAGGTAAGCCAACTGATAATCGGTCTATATTGGAAAAAGGATTTACTATTATTGACGATGATAATAATGGATCATCGGGTGGATCATCGGGTGGATCATCGGGTGGATCATCGGGTGGTGTTAGTGTTATTGTGGATGATGAAGAAGATGACGAACCTCCACTTAGTGAAGTCACACGTAAGAATAGATGGGCTGATATAGGCGGATGGGCATTAGGAACAGTACCCGGTGTTTTGTCTAGTATATTAGGTATGGGTGGTGTCGGTAATCAGTCACAGTTTGGATTACGGGAAATACAACAAGGATTAGGTCAAATATCTAGTCTTGCACCAGAAATGCAGACTGCCGCTAAAGGTAGAATCCTTAGAGATTATATGGCTCAACTTGATGCTAAACGTAATTTAGAGATAGAGGGAGTTAAAAATGATGCGACATTGGATGATGTATCGAGGCGAAATAAATTGTCGGATATAGATACGCAGTATAGATTTGAAGTAGATCAAGTTTGGAAAACGATTAATCCTAGATCATCTTATACACCTAGACGGATAGGTTCTGATAAGAACATCAAGTACGTATATCATGGTAGGGATGCTGCTAAAATGTTACGGTCAGGTACATTGTCTGATGAAGATTATAAAGAATTAGAGGGGTGTGATCCATACGATGTTGCAAGAGGTATTTTAGCGGAAGGGCCTCCGTATCGTGCGCATGAATTAGAGTTTTTGCATGCACTTGTCGATAGAGGCGATCCCTATAAATACGATATTCAACATTCATCTATTTGGAAAGATGATGTGTTGAATGGTTACATGAAACATATACGAAATTATGTGTATAATTATAAGCCGGAGGCACAGGCAGTAGATCCAAACATCGATCCTAATGAAACTCACATCGGCCCGATGGCACAGGATATTGAAGAAGTAAATCCAGCATGTATTATTGAAACTCCAGAGGGTGTTAAGACTGTAGATACGGGTCGTCTTGCGCTTATGACAGCTGGTGCTGTAAGTGCATTAGCGGATGAATCAAATACTGCTATACAAAAATTGGCACAAGAAGTTGCCTCTATAAAGGAGGCTGTTGTATGAGTGATTTGTTTAATAATGATCTAAAAAAATTAGAGGATGAACGTAAAAAATTAGTCGCAGAAGGTATGATGAAGCATAGTGCTAGAATTACTGAACTTGATAGAAAGATAGATCAGATAAAGCAATCTTCAAGAGATTCCTTTGTGTCATCGGCTAATCAGGCAGTAGCTGAAGCTAATGCAAAGAAGCCTGAAAATCAAAAGACAGAGGATTTAGTAAAACGGTATCAGTTTATTTTACAGCAGATTGATAAAAAGATAGCCGATATTAAGCCTATAAATGATATGATTTCAGATTATGGATCTGAAAGTGTGTTATCTCAAGAGCAAATAGATCGGTTAAAAGTATTTCGTCAAGAGTATGCTAGTCTTACTAAAGAGGCTAAAGATATTTGGGGGGTATTAGGAGTCAGGAAAGCTCGTGGGGAAAAGGGAATTCCTAATTCTTCTATTGCTGATATTTATATAAGAGATCCTACTGATCTTTCTTATCATAGAGGAGATAATACTAATAATACTAGCGATACGAATAGTACGAATGACAATAATAATAATAATAATAATAATAATAATCAATCACCTCCACAACAAACAGGTGATGGATACCGAGCGAGAGTATGGGATGATGTTTCAGATGCAGGTCTTACTTCACGAGATATAACATATAGACAAACGGGAGCCGCTGGTAGATCAGCAAGTCTTGATCAATCTGGATTAGATCAAGCGTCTGTACCTAAGACTGATGCTGCGCAACGTACCGAATATTTTCAGCGTATGGCAGAACGTCTACAAGCGCAAAGAGATCAACATGCTTCTACTATGAATTTTATTCCCGGTATGGGTATGGTAGGTCGTGCAGCAGAAATATACCAGATGACACCGAATATCGAGATGCATGATAAGATGGAGCAAGCACAACAGTTAGCTTTACAAGGTAAGAAAGAAGGTTATCAGCAGCTTGATCGTATAGTCAAAGCAGATGAGATACTTAATACTGTAGTACAGAATGGTGCATTAGCTACTAATGATCTTCAAAAGCTTCGAGAAGTAAGCAATGAAGAGCTTCGTCTTGCATTTAATATGGGTACGGTTGATGTTGAGAACATGTTGAAAGAAATTAATTCAGGTTCGGTTTATCAAAGAGCTTTAGCAGAAGCTTCTGTGGCATTAGATATTGATCAAGAACGTATTGTATTGATGCTAGCGGCAGCGGCAGCGAGTAATGGGGATAGACTTACTATTGCAACAACTGCGAGTGTTTTAGGGGTTAATCTGGAGGCTCCATTTCTAACAGGAGTAAATCAATTTATGAGCGATTTTGTGGGTAGAACTGGCGGTACGTATCAGACTATTCAAAATACTGTGCGTAATGTGCAGGATAGTCATAGACGGTTTGCCGTGCATACTCCATTAACATTAGGTAGGCGATAGCATAAAATGACACGACAACAAATGAATGATATGGTATTATCAAAGATACAGGAACAAGTAGGTGAGTCAAAGAATGTACGTGATGAGATCACGAAGTCATTCACCGATTGGTTCCAAGGCCATGTGACAAGTGCATTGGCACTTACACAATCAGCCCCGGCAGAAGAAGGCGGGGAGGGAGAAACAGAAGGTGCAGCTTAAATGTTATGCGTCAGACATTATTTATGATGCTATGGAATTGGCGCAAGCAAAAGCTATCAACTCATTCTCATTCCGTGATATAATGAATACGCTTACGGAATTATGGGCATATTGTTATGAGCGTATATCACAAGTAGATTCAGGATTTTATTCCGTGGTAATGCCAATCGATCAGCGATTGACACGATTACCGAGCATGCTAAAACAATCTATATTAGTATTTGCCTCTAGGGATTTGTCCAGCCCACGTAAAGTATACAAAGAAGCCGGGTATAATGATATGAATTCTCCGTGGACATACCGTATATCAGGTAATGATTTATTTTGTTGGGATGCTCCGACACGGCGGGTGTGGCTTGAGTATGTACCAGAGCCTCCCTTCCTTACATTCACGAAGAATAATCGTGACTATAAGATATTCAGTACAGTACCAGCGAAACAGGATGATATATTTAGATATGGAATGTTTGAATTAGTACAAGAGGGGGAAACCCCCGCCGCAGAGTTGAATGAGTATATATTCAGAACACGGGGATCTACCGAGGAAGTAAACCTCACTAATTCTATTAAACGAGAGGGTTACGAGATACGATCTTTTATATTAGATCATCCTTATTTATTTATTTCTTATGAGCATGTCCTTAATGGTGATACGCCTACTGGAGATTTTGAGTCATACATCATTGAAGATTTGCTAGGGGCATTTACTCGTAAGAGATATAACCCATTTGATTATATGGGCCGTGATTCTAATTTAGAGTTTCTTAGTGCGAAGTATAATGATTATACAGGTATGGGTGTCGTGGTGTTGGATCACGATGACGGCGTTGCTAAAGAATTGGGATGGACTCCTGATTCATTAGTTACATATCCATCGAATGTAGTTGTAAATTATCTTCGTGCGAACATTGCAAAACGATTTGCGAGTTTGAATAATGCTACAATCATGGCAGTTGAGGAATCGTTAGTGTCATCTACACATGAGATTAGTAAATTCTTAAAGAAAGATCAATCAGCGTGGTCTAAAATGAATAATGTTACTGGGCCAACATGGGCTGATTTCTTATAAATTAGACATTGATCCGTGGGGATCATTATGATATTGTAGAGATGGAGTGGATATGGACGAATTAGCGAAAATGGCAGAACGTCTTGGAGCCTTAGAATCCGAGAATAAGGGCCGCAAAGATAAGGAGCGTCTATCTGACTTCATCGGTAAGCACGGTAAAGGCTTTTCCGATGATGAAGGTATAGGTGCTGCTATCTTGGCAAAGCTTGATTCGCAAGGGATCGATACGTCCGCAGCTATTGAATCAGCAGTTACAGCGATACTTGATGAGTTGCGCACAGAGATCAATGCTATTTCAGGCAAAATTAATAAGGTGGAGAAGGCAGTTGACGAAGCCGTTGGCGGTGATACTCCACCTTCGGAAGCAGGGATAGAACCTCCAACAGATGTTCCACCTGTTGAACCACCTCCGATGGATGCTGGTGGCGCACCTCCTCCGGGAGATATGCCTCCTCCACCTCCGATGGATGCTGGTGGCGCACCTCCTCCGGGAGATATGCCTCCTCCACCTCCGATGGATGCTGGTGGCGCACCTCCTCCGGGAGATATGCCTCCTCCACCTCCGGGTGCTGTATCT